GACGTGGAACCGAACACGATCGCGCAGGCGCAGCAGGCCGCAAGCCTGCCCTTCATCGCCGGTCACGTCGCTCTCATGCCCGATGCTCACATCGGCATGGGCGCGACGATCGGGTCAGTGATCCCGACTCAGGGGGCGATCATCCCGAGCGCGATCGGCGTTGATATCGGCTGCGGCATGATCGCGGTGCAGACGGACCTGCGCGCCGAGCAGATGCCCGACTCACTGGACCGCCTGCTCTCCGAGTTCGGGCGCAGCATCCCCGCGGGCGTGGGGCAGGGGCACGGTACGGCACGTGACATCGCAACGCCTGACCACTTCACGCAGAAGCAGCGGGCGACGGCGGAGAACCAGTACGGCTCGCTCGGCTCGGGCAATCACTTTGTGGAGGTCTGTCTCGACGAGGCCGAGTGCGTATGGGTCGTGCTCCACTCAGGCTCCCGCGGCATTGGCAACCAGCTCGCGAAGCAGCACATCGACGGGGCCAAGGCGCTGATGAAGCGGTACTTCATCACGCTCGAGGATCCCGACCTCGCCTATCTCGTCGAAGGCTCCTACGAGTTCGGTGCCTACATCGCCGACATGCTCTGGGCGCAGGAATACGCGCTGGGCAACCGCGCCGCGATGATGGATGCCGCGCTCAATCAACTGTTCCGGTTCGTCGGCCACGGCACCGAGACGCTACGGATCAACTGCCATCACAACTTCACGCAGATGGAAAATCACCATGGGCGGAACGTATGGCTGACGCGCAAGGGTGCGATCAAGGCCGGCGTGGACGACCTTGGCGTCATCCCCGGTTCGATGGGGACTCGCTCCTACATCGTGCGCGGCAAAGGCAACCCCGCCTCATATAACTCGTGCTCGCACGGCGCCGGCCGCCGGATGAGCCGATCGGCGGCGCGCAAGACGCTGACGACGGAATCACTCGTCGAGGCGATGGCGGGCAAGACGTGGAATGCGGACCATGCGAAGGAGTTGCTCGACGAGCACCCGCAGAGCTACAAGGACATCGACCGCGTGATGGCCGACCAGTCCGACCTCGTGGAGGTGCTGCACACCCTGCGGCAAATCCTCAACTACAAGGGGTCCTGACCACTAGAGTCGAGCCGTTGTCGGACGGAGGCTCTCCCAGGTTGCCGCTGGGGAAAACCCATCCTCGAAAGAGGGTGACGGACATTAGCCAAGGTCGCGAGTACGCCGGAGGGTGAGCTTAAGAACGAGGCGCCGGTACGCGCCTACTCCGTCCGATGACACACAAGGTCTACGCTCGCGGCCAATGCCCTGGTCGGTCTTTGAGAACGCACAGCGCGAGTTCTGTGTCGTCAAGAGTGGGAGCACGACGCCGGTCTCGCCGGGCTCGTGCCACAAGAACAAGCAGGACGCGATCCGCCAGTTGAAGGCGCTCTATGCGAACGTGCCCGATGCGCAGACCGCGGCGATGAGCGAGGACTGGCCGCTCGATCCGCCGCTGGCATGGTTCACCGAAATGCCGGAGTGGTTCACCCCCGGCGACAAGGGGACCCTCATTACCGATGGCCCGGAGGCCGGGCGATTCGCTGCGACGGTAGCGCCGCGCGGGCAGTGCATCCTTGATGGCTCGGGCAAGTGCTGGACCGCGCCCTTCTCGCCGACGAACTACGAAGCGGCGATGCAGGGCGACACGGTGACCGCCGAGGGGTTCCTGATCCACACGGCGAATATCGGCGGCGGCATCGGCCATGCCCCGCCGATGGCGAAGATGCGCCAGGCGATCGATCACTACAGCGCCACCATGAGCCAACTTCTCCGGGTGTCTTACCAAGATCAGGACTCGCACATCATCGCGTTGGGCGCGGCGTGGCCCGATCTCAGCGACCGCGACATCCGAACGATCCAAGCCTCGGCACTCTCGGGCGACTGGCGCTTCCGCCCGGAGCTGGACGCCTACGACCTCGCCGGCGCGCAACTTGTGAGCGTGCCCGGGTTCCCGTTGATGGCCCGCAAGCCCGCCTCGTTCCAAGCCATGCCCTACGCTGCATCCCTAACCGAAGATCACCCGGCCATCGTTGGTGGCTGGCTCGAGGAGGACACCATGCCCCCGACCCCTGTCATCCCGCTCAGCCCCGTCGAAGTCGAAGCCCTGCGCGCCATGCTCGCACCCGCGCAGACCGCCGCGTGCTCCTGCGGTGCCCATACGGCCGCCCCGCCGCCCCCCGACGGCACCAACGCGCCCCCGATGCCGACGAAGGTCCCGGACGCGGCCGCGGGCCAAGTGTCGGCGGATGACTTCGCCGCGCTGACCGCTCGTGTCGAAGCGCTCGAAGCCGACGCCATGGACCGCCAGCTCTCGGAGGTCGATGCACAATTCGCTGCTCTCCCGGAGCCTGCAACCGCCTGACGAATCGCTCACGCGACACGAACGCCCGACCGGCCCGCCCCGCGTCGGGCGTTCGTCGCGTCTAGCCTTCGGTCGCGCCGTGTGGCGCACCATTTCCCGTGATGGGAAGAAGGAGGGCGTGATGCCCCGAGAGTCAGTAACAGCAGTAGGCGGCAGCGAGTTCAGCATCCACGTCGGGTGGTCGCTGAATGGCTCGGTCCAAGTGGCGACCGAGATGGCCGATGGCAAGTCGATGTTTTGGCAGCTGCTCGGTAGTGACGCCGAACGGTTGGGGGCCGAAGTCCGCAAGGTCGTGGCCGAGGCCAATGAGCCGGGGCCAAAGCCGCTGGGGGACAACGCCATCGGCGAGAATGTCCTCAACGCCATCGACGTGATTGCTCCGACATATCGCGGGCTGTGGGCCGATCTCGACAGGGCAGGGGTGAACCGACTCATCCGCATTCTTCGCAAGGCACGGGATGCCGCCTTCGGGCGCGACGAGTAACGTTCGGCAGCGAAGCGGTTGTGTCATGTGGCGACGCCCCGAGCCGGCCCGTCCTTTGTGCGGGTTGGTCATCGGGGCGTGCGTCGCGTGAACGGTCCAACGCGCTAGAGTCCGTTGCGTGAAGGTATTGGTTGTCCCGAGCGGCAACGATGCCAGCGCGGTCCTTCGGTTGATCTGGCCGGCGAATGGTCTGGCCGAACGAGGCCATGACGTGACCGTGACGGACCTGGGATGGCGCCTGGAGGTCTACACCGACGACGAGGGCAATCCGGTCGAACTAATGAACCAGCCGCGCTTCGATGTGATGGTCCTGCAACGCATGCAACTAGGGCGTCTGGTGCAGGCGATCCCGTTGCTGCAACGCGCCGGCGTGGCCGTTGTCGTCGACCTCGATGATGACTTCGAGCAGATCGACCGGAACAACGCGGCCTGGGCCGGTACCCAACCGCAGAATGATCGCGCTTACAACTATGAGCACCTGAAGCGAGCCTGCGCGACCGCCGATCTCGTCACGACCTCGACGCCGCTGCTGGCTGAGATCTACGCCAAGCACGGGCGTTCCGTCGTTGTGGCGAACCGCCTGCCGCGCCGGGTGTGCGAGTTCGAGCATGTCGAAGTCGACCCGCCGCGCATTGGGTGGGCGGGCGATGTCAAGACCCACCCGCGCGACTTACAGGTGACGCGCGGCATTGTGGCCCAGGTGCTCGACAAGACGGGCGCATCCTTTGTGCAGGTCGGACCGGGAGGCGCGGCGGCGCTTCTCGGGATCAAGCGCAGCGAGAGGCATCCGCACATGCGCGGCACACCGGAATGTTTCCCCGAGGAGATGGCGACGGGCTTCGTCCCCTTCGAGCAGTGGTACGCGTCGGTCAATGCGAACATCGACATCGGAATCGCACCGCTGGCTCCGACGCGCTTCAACGACTGCAAGAGTGGTCTGAAATTGCTGGAGCACTCTGCTCTGGGCATTCCCTGCGTGGTGACACCGACGCCCGACAACATGCGGCTCCACGCTCTGGGGATGGGCATCTACGCCCGCAAGCCGCGGGATTGGGAACGGGAACTGACGAAGCTGGCGACGGATGCCGGCTGGCGAGGGGAAGTCGCGGCCCGATCGAAGGAAGCGGCCCGTTCCGAGGTCCTCGAAGATCATCTGCATGAGTGGAGCGATGCATGGGAACTAGCGCGCGACCACCATCAGTGGCGTCGTGGATAGCGGGTTCCGCGGCATCCTCTATGGCTGCGCCTTCTCCCTGGTGCTCTGGGCTGTGGTGATTGGGCTGCTGCTCATCGGTCTAACGCGCTAGAGTCGGGGCATGACAGAGACAACCGACGAGAACCGCGACCCGCCCGACTTCACGGAGTTGCAGATCATCGAAGGGCTGCAACTGCTGCTGGACATGGGGCTTCTTCATCAGGCCCGGCTGAATCCCGAGACGAAGGAACGACCATGGGAACTGCGCTACGGCTCGCTCGATGCGGAGGGCGTCATGTACGAGATCCACTTCACGCGCGATGAGGCGGTCGCGTTCCTCGTTGGCACGCAGATCGCGCTGACGGATGTAATTGTCAATGCCTGACGCGTCCGTATGTGTGGTCTCGACAGCGCGCGAGTACAAGAACACGGGCGCCGGGGACACCAGCCCGGCGATCCTGTCGTGGCTCACCTGGGGCGAGCGGTGGCGTGATGCCGGCCACCGCTTCTTCGCTGCGATCCAGCGCGACACCTACCACGATGACGCCATGGAGGGGCTCGGCGAGATCGTGCGCTCGGTCGGCGGCACGGTGTGGGAGTTCCGCATTGACGAGGGGCTGAGCGAGATCAACAACAGCGCGCGGCTCGCGGGAATCACGATGGGCCGCAATCTGGCCCACGAGTTCGCGCAGCGCGACCCATCCATCACCCATCTCCTGTTCGTCGACAGCGACGTGACGCCGCCGGCGGACGCGGTGGAGCGGCTACTAGAGGTCTACGAGCGCTTCCCCGAGCATTCCCTCGTCGGCGGTGACATCACGATCTATGGATTGCATGGCGAAGCAGTGAAGGGCGCACCGAAGGCGTGGAACCTGCAAGAGCACTGGGTGAGCGCGGGCCTTCTCATGATGAGGCGTGATGCCTTCACGAAGCTGCGATGGCGATGGGACCTGATGTCGGGGATCACAGATGACCCCTTGATGGCCATGGACGCCGAGGCCATGGGCTTTGGAACGACGCTCTGTCGTCACTCCGTTGTCGGCCAGCACTTCCCGGCGAACCGACTGCCAGCCTTCGACCAGCGCGGTCACGATCTGTCCCTGTCGAAAGAGGTTTGAGCCGGATGGCCTATCGCGAACGACTGCGGGAGATGCCGACGTCCGAAGAGCTGGCGACGATGTACCGATCGCCGCACGACCACCGCCTCTACGGCGACGGCCACAGCCTGCGGGTCCATGCGACGATCGGCGTGGCGAAGTGGCTCGCAGCCTCCCGCAATGCGCGGACGCTCGCCGATCTGTCGTGTGGCAACGCCGAGATCGCCCGCGCGGTCTCGCTGATGGGAATGGCGATTCCGGTCCTCGGTGACTTCGCGCCGGGGTTTCAGTTGACGGGGCCGATCGAAGAGACCATCGAGGCGATCCACCCCGTCGACCTGTTCATCTGCTCGGAGACCGTGGAGCACCTCGACGACCCCGACGCGGTGCTCGCCCGCATCCGCACGAAGGCGCGCCTGCTCATCCTGACGACGCCGATCGGTGAAGGCCCGGGCGGCAACCCCGAACACATCTGGGGCTGGTCACAGGAGGCGGTGGGCGAGATGCTGGCGGCGGCGGGTTGGACGACGTTGGCACGCGCCGACCTGCAGATATCGAGTGTCGGTCCGATCGAAGGATATAATTACATGGTTTGGGCGTGCTGCTGATGGCTGCTGCTGACCATCCGTATTACAAGCGGTGGGCGGGCATGGTTGGTCGATGCCACAATCCCAACGATCAGGAATACCACCGCTATGGCGCTCGCGGCATCACGGTCGTGACCGAATGGCGCGAGTCGGCGACGTTCCTGGCCTATCTTGATGCCGAGCTGGGACCTTGCCCGACAGGCTGGTCCCTCGACCGCATCGACACAAACGGCAACTACGAGCCTGGCAACATTCGCTGGGCGTCTGCGGCTACTCAGCGACGCAACCAGCGTCGGGTCGAAGACCTGACCGACAAGACCGTTGGCCGTTGGACTGTGCTCGGTCGCGATCCGGATCGGTGGAGCTATTGGCTCTGCCGTTGTAATTGCGGAATCGCACGATCTGTCAGAGGCGTGAACCTCATGCGTGCCTATCGTGGGTTCCAGGGCCGAGGTCGCAGCACGTCATGCGGATGCGCTAAGCGCGAGCATCCCAACTGGAAGAAAGCGGCGTCGTGATCCTCATTGCGACCACGCTGACGACATTCGCGATGGCTGGAGAGGAAACTTGGGCCTCGTGGCTTCGCAACGCGGAGGCGATGCGGGAGAGCCACCCCGAGGGCGTCTCGTTCTTCGCCGCCATCGAGACCGATGCCCGCGGGCTGGAACCGTTCAAGCCGCTGCTGGCGCGGCTGGCCGAACTCGGCGGTGAGTGGTGGGAGTACCGCCTGGATGACCGCCGCACCAGCATCGGCACCTTGTCGAGGTTGCGCCATATCGTCTGCGGGCAGAATCTGTGCACGGACTTCGCGGTGGCGGCCGGCGCGTCGCATCTGCTCTTCCTGGCCGCGGATCTCGAACCCCCGCCCGACGCCATCCCCAAGCTCCTCGAACTGCAATGGCCCATCGTCGGCGGCGAGGTCACGACATACTGCCTCAGCGGCAAGCCGGTCGAGGGCTACGCCTTCCCGGTCGAGGCGCACATGGCCACCGCCGCGTTCGTGATGATGGAGCGGGCGGTGTTCAATCAACTCCGCTGGCGGTGGGATCGCGAGGCCGGGATGTCCGACGATCCGTGTCTGCACCATGACGCGCTGACGCTGCTCGGCATCGAGACCTACGTGCGCAAGGACTGCATCGGCATTCACCATCCGACGAGCATCGGGGCCATCGAGACGAGATTCCCCGGTCGTGACATGACGGTCTACCGATGAGGACCGCGCTCGTGACCGGGCACCGTGGCTTCGTCGGGACGCACATCGCTCAGCGGCTGGCCGACGACGGCTGGATGGTGACGGGATGTGACATCGCCGACCACCCGCGCTATCGGCGCGACTGCCGTGACCTCTTCGCCACCGACGACACGGTGTGGGATCTCGTCGTTCATGCGGCGGCCATCGTGGGTGGACGCCTGACGATCAGCAACGACCCGCTGGCGATCGCGGTGGACCTTGAGATCGACGCCGCGATGTTCCGATGGGCAGTCCGCACGAAGCAGAAGCGCGTCGTCTACTTCTCGTCGAGCGCGGCCTACCCGACTCGCATGCAGGAAGGATCGTCGCCAAGGCCCCTGGCCGAGACTGATATGGATGTCGTCGACGGGCTCCTCGGCGTTCCAGACGCCGTCTATGGCTGGTCGAAGGTGACGGGTGAGCTGCTGGCGGCCTGCGCGGAGGCCGAGGGTGTGCCGGTCCACGTCTTCCGCCCATTCTCCGGCTATGGCCCCGGCCAGTCTCTCGACTACCCGTTCCCCACCTATATCGAGCGGGCGCAGCGCGCATCGCCCGACTTCCATGTGTGGGGCGACGGGCGCCAAGTCCGAGACTTCGTGCATATCGACGATGTCGTCGGCTGCGTCATGGCAGCGATCGATCAGGACTTCCGGGCGCCGCTGAACATCGGCACGGGCCGGCCGACGAACTTCAACCAGCTCGCCAAGATGTGCATGGCCGAGGCGGGCTACAGCGCCCCGATCTTCCACGACACGACGAAGCCGACGGGGCCGAGCTACCGGGTGGCTGACGTGACCCGGATGCTGTCGGTGTATGCCCCGAAGGTGTCGCTCGAGGAAGGCATCCGGCGCGCCCTGGCGTCCTGATTTGACAACAGGGCCACGCGTCGTGTCTACAATCTGATCTAGCGCAGCGACCGTGAACGGTCGGCCGGTCCCGCCTTGAGCGGCTCGGGCAGCGATGTGAGTACACCCATCCTGCAAGGAGAGTCCCGCAATGGACCGCATCACCGACCTGTTCTACGTAGTCCTCGAAGTCCTCGGCCGCCAGATCGCCCTATTCTCCGACGGCACCATCCTCCCGATGGTCCGCGGTGCCGAGGGCGAGACCGACGCCATCGCGGTCCCCGACGACCTCGGCGAGATGGACGAAGCCACGGCGCGCGACCTGCATACCAAGCTCGAGGAGCAGTTCCAAGCCAAGCGCAAGGACGCCGCCACCAAGGAGCAGGTCGAGGAACTTCGCCAGATCCGCGCCACCCAGGCCCGTCTCGCCGAGCGCGTGACGGCCATCGGCGCCGAGCAGGCCGAGATCGCCCAGGGCCTCTCGGAGATCGACGCACCATCCACCCTGCCCGAGATCACCGCCCCCGCGGCAGAGACCACGCCCGCAGGTGAGAACGGCACCGGCAACACCCCCGTTGCCACGACTGTCCCGGCCGCGCCGGCCCAGGCGGCGAGCACGACTGCTCCGGTCACCGCCGGCATCGGCGTCCCGAACATCGGCGGCACCCAGTCCCCGGCCGTGCAGACCGCCGCGGCCACCGCTGCTCGGCCCCGCGTGTCCTACGTGGCCGCCGCCGGCCAGACCGACATCCAGGCGAACGCTCCCGTCGACTTCGAGCAGATCGGCCTCATGATCGACCAGGCCAAGGGCCTCGACGGCTCCGCCGGCCCGGTCATGGCCCATGTCGCCAGCCTCCCCGGCTTCATGACGAACCCGGACTTCGCCGCGCTCGGCCTCTCCCGCGATGACGGGATAACCGCTACGGACCGCAAGATTGCTGACGCGGTCCTCGACTGGAAGATACGCACCGGCCGCGCCAAGCCATCCCAACTCGCGCAGGCCGGTCGCACCGCCGCCATCTGCGACCCGCTCGACATCATCCGCGAGATCCCCAACTGCGCGATGCAGGATGACCCGCTCGGCGACTCGCTCCCCCAGCGCCCCGCCGGCCGCCTCGGCTTCCAATTTACCCAGGCCATCTCGATCTCGGCTGTGTCCGCCGGCGCGACTGCGGGCTGGGGCGACACGCTCCAGTCCTTCGTCGACCCGGCGACCGTCTCGACGTGGAAGCCCTGCGTGGACATCGCGTGCCCGACGCCGCAGTCCATCCGCGCCGATGAGGTCGTGGCCTGCGCCCGCTTCGACGTGACCACGGAGATGTCCAACCCCGAGCGGGTGCAGGACGTGCTCGCCAAGCTGGCCGCCCTCCGGGTCCGCCTCCGCACGCAGAACCTCTTGCAGAAGATGGACGCCCTGTCGAGCCGCTACACCTTCGACACCGCCTTTGCCTATGGCGCCTTCCCCGGCATGGTGGAAGCATCGATGTCGGTCATTGCCCGGGCCATCTACGCCGAGCGGCTCGATCCGGGCGACTATCAGTGCTATCTCCCGCCCGGGCTCCTGGAGACGATCGCCACCGACCTCGCGGGTCGCGCCTTCAACACCGACGATCCCGCCGGCGAGCAGGAAGCACTCGAAGACGTGCGCAAGGAGGTCGAGAACGCCATCGGCATGAAGACCATCCGCCTGTGGGACGTGGTGGCCGACTCCGGCGCGACGACCTCGCCGTTCGCCGCGCTCAACCCCCCGGGCTCCGGTGCCATCGCGCTGCCGTCCCTCGGTGGGGACGTGGCGAACCAGATCTTCCAGGTCCGCTTCATCGCCCCGGAGGCTGCGCTCTTCTTCTCCACCGGCGAGGAAAAGACGGGCTTGGAGTCGAGCCCCGAGCTCATGCGGCAGAACAAAGTCCAATTTTTCAGCCGCGAATGGGTAGGCTTGGCGAAGCACGGATGTCATCCGTGGTTCACCGTTGCGATGGAGCTGGACGGCAACGGCGCCCGGACCGGATTCAACACGCCGATCGTCGTATAGGCCCTCTGGATGATGAGCGGATCGGGCCCGGCCTCCCGATCCGCTCTCAATCCCTGAGAGGGGGTGGCCGACATTCCAGGAAATCCTGTCGAAGGTATCCGACCAGTAGCGCCGCGCCCCTCGCTCATCACGAGCTGCCGCAAGCTCTCCGACGCGGGTATCGATTACAAGCCCACGCTCGACGAGTACGGCATCCCGTCATCGCCGGGTTGGCAGCAGGGGATCACCTTCCGCGATACCTCGCTGATGGCCTCGGGCATCTGGCCCTATTCGCCGGGAAATGCCCACGCGGACAAGGTGGCGGCCGTACAGGCCACGGTGGCGGTGTTCATGCCATTCCAGATCTACCTGCCGGTGGCCTGTGATGACCTGACCTTCGCCCGCGACGCGGCACTCGTGGCCGAGGCGGAGAGCAACGCCGAAGCGGGGACGGCGTGGAACCTCGCCCGTGAACTGTGGACGGGCGCCACGGTCAACTCCGTGGTGGTCAACAATCCCTCGCTGCAGAACCCCTTCCCCGGCCCCGTAGGCGGTCCGGTGGGAGCGTTCCCGGCCGCCAACGTCATCGCCGGGCCTATCGACCCCGTAGTGGCCATGGGCAACCTCCTACAGGCATACGAGGACGCGACACAGCAGGGCGGGGCGATGTTCCATGTCCCCGCGATCGCGATTCCGTACCTGATGGCCGAGAAGGTCGTCGGCCAGGAGGGCGACCTCTACCGCGGCCCCGGCGGCTCGATCGTCGTGCCCGGTCCGGGCTACCCGACCACGGGCCCCACCGGCCCCAAGACGGCCGCGACGCCGACCGGAGTGGTCGCGGGGGCCAACCAGGCCTGGATGTACGTGACCGGCCCGGTCGAATACGACCTGACGCCGATCGTCATTCGCCCCGAGGCGCAGGAGATGCGGTTCTTCGATCCCCGCACGAACCTCTGGCGGGTGTGGGCCGAGCGCCAAGCCATCTACCGCTTCGATCCGACCAGTGTCTTCGCCGAGCTGATCACAGTTCCGCAGACGGGGATCTAGGTGCGTGCGATGCCATTGGCAAGATCTGCGGCCGAGCCTTTGAGGCGATGCAGTCCCGCCCGTGCGGCAGGAACCGATGGCGCCACCGCAGTGGGCCGACCGTCCACCCACCACGCCCTACCCGATGCCCGGCCAGGCCCCGCCGCCCGAACGACCGCAACCACCCGAACACGAACGACCCGAGGGAGCTAACCCATGCAAGTCGACTGCCCGGTATCCATCCAAGCGTGCCGACTGCGCGTGGCACGCCTCGATCCGACCACTCGCGCGCCCGTGTCGGGCGCGACCTCGGGCTACGTCACCAACGCGTTCACCGAGGTCCGGTTCGCGCCCGAGCTGGAGACCGGCACGGTCATCGAGGTCAAGTCGGGCTGCGGCGACCTGCACAACCCCTACCGCGATCCCGACACCATCAAGCGCCTGGCGATCACAGTCATCCTCGAAGCGCCCGACCCCGAACTGCACGAGTTGTTCACCGGCTCGGGCCTGGTCACGGCGACGGGTAATACCATCGGCATGACGGGCCAGCGATTCGGCTCCCAACCCAACCACGTCTCCCTCGAAGTGTGGTCCAAGGCTGTCGTCAACGGGACGCAGGACTCGACCCTCATCGGCCTCACGCCACTGCCGTGGCTGCACTGGGCCTTCACCGATGTGCAGTTGCAGATGGGGGAGAAGCTGCTCGACAACGGCCAGGTCCTCAACTCCTTCACGGGGTTCGGCGTCGAGAACCCTGCATGGGACGACGGGCCCTTCGGCGACTGGCCCGCGAGTGCATCTCCGCTGCTCGCATCGTGGGGCGTGTTCCGCGATGCGAACATCCCGGCGAGTGCATGTGGGTACCAAAACGTGCCTGTGTTCGTTTAGCCGCGGCCATCAATGCAGACCGACTGCCCGGTGTCGATCCAGGCGTGCGCGCTGCGCGTCACGCGGCTTGATCCGATCACCCGGCGCCCGGTCGACGGCAGCGACGCGGCCTACATCACCAACGCGTTCACGGAGTTCCGCTTCAGCCCCGAGACCGACCCCGGAACGCTGATCGAGACGCGGACCTCCTGCGGCGACCTCCGGCGCTACCGCGATCCGGAGACGGTGAAGGGATTATCGGTAGCGCTCATCACCGAAGGCCCCGACCCCGAATTGCACGAGCTGCTGGTGGGCGCATCACTCATCGCGTCGGCCGGCGCGACCATCGGCATGAACGGCCAGCGCTTCGGTGCGGTGCCCAATCACGTCTCACTCGAAGTGTGGTCCAAGGCGGTCGTTGGGGGACGGCAGGCGAGCGTTCTGCCATGGCTCCATTGGGCGTTCCCTGACGTGGTGGTCCAGATCGGTGAGCGTCTCTTGGACAACGGGCAAGCATTACAGCCCTTCACCGGCTTCGCCATCGAGAATCCCCTCTGGGGCCAGGGTGCCTTCAACGACTGGCCGCCAGGAGGGACGCCGCTGCTCTCGGCGTGGGGCGTCACGCGGTCGGCCACGCTACCCACGAGCACCTGCGGCTACGTCAGCGTGACGAACGCCTCGGGCCTCGACGGCGGCGTGGTGCCCGCGGCCTACATCCGCACCGTTGACGCCGGCGCGCCGACCACGACCACATTTGCTACGAAGTACGACGGAGGTTCGCCATGACGGCCGGCCCTGATCTGATCCAATTGCGACGAGGGACCAACGCTCAGTGGGCGGCGGCGAATCCCGTGCTCGCCGCGGGGGAGAAGGGGGTCACTCTCGACGCGCCGCTGATCGAGAAGACCGGCGATGGGGTGACCGCGTGGAGCGCGTTGCCGGTTACGGGAACGGCGACGTTTGAGGCAGGTATCGGGACGGTCCTTTACGTTGATCCAGCGGGCAGCGATGCCAACTCGGGAAAGATTCAGGCGTTACCGAAGCAGACCATCGCAGCGGCTATCGCCGCCTTAGCGGGTGGGGTTGGAGAGATTCGCCTAACTCCCAACGCCAGTTTCACACCGGCAGCCGGGATCACCTTTGACGTGGCGAAGGTGCGGATCGTCGGAAAGAAGAACGTCCTTGATTTCTCTGCCCTGGTGGAGGGGACGGCGGTAGCTCTCACAAGTTCTGCCAATGCTGGTGGCGCTTCCTACAACCTGCGGTCGGCTGGTCCGCCTCTACGGGGCGTGGAGATAATCGGCTCTAGCCGAACCAATGCAGTTACGGGCCTATCCGTTGCCGCTGGTGCTGGCAACGAACTAGCCCACATCAAGGTCACCGACGATGTGGTCGTGCATGGATTCGGCACCGGGTTATCGCTCGGTTCCAACGCCCACAACCTTGAGTTCGGAATCAGTATCTACTCATGCGGTCACGACATTGACGACGCGGCTGCCGTTGCCAACGCTGGCGAGCGGATCGTGTTTGTGGGTGGGGCGTTCTTCAACTCTCTGCTCGTCGGTTACTTCCGCAACGGGTCGGCCGATTATGTCTTTCTCGGGTCGTCGTTTGACTACAACGTGGCCATATTCGATATCAATGGCCCGCCCGTCACTTGTTCGGGATGCCACACCGAAGGGAATGACGCCAACTACGGGGCTAACTACCCCTTCGTGATCGCAGGCACAGGCAGCCTCGCCTACGAGGGCGGCATTATCACCGGCCCCGTCAATAACATTCCCGCCTATGTGAACTGCACGGGCGCGAGTGCTCGGGCCTCATTTGTAGACATTCGGCTAAATTGGGCCAACGCTTCGGCCGCACCGTTCTCTGTCGGAACGGGCGCTTGTATGAAGTCCACCGTTCAAACGCTTCGGCCTTTCGCTAAGAACACAGCGACAGCGGACACGGTGTTGCCGACAGCGGTGGTAACGACTGTCGCCCTCGGCAACACGATCATCGACACCGAAAAGTTCTACGCAGCGGGTCAACCGAACCGACTCACGGCGCCCGCTCCAGGCTTCTACGAAGTGAAGCTCAGTTGCACCATGACCAACGCAGCAGGTGGCACCGTGCGTCAAATATGGGGCGCTATCAACGGGAGCGATGCGGCAAGGGTCGGGCAACTGCAAACCTTCCCGACAGCGGCTGGCGACTTCACCTACCGAGCGAGCGAGGTTGTGTACCTCAACACGGGGGACTATGTAGAACTTCACGTTTTTCACGACCAAGGCGGCAACCTTGCCGCCAAAGGGACTGGCGGCGGGGTCAACTGTCCTCCCGCTATCTCACTGTTGAGGGTTTCGTGACCATGAATAAGCGAGACGCTCTGGCGAAGGCGATGGCTGAAGCGATCACATGGTCGTGCATCGACATTCAAAACGGCGATGTCGAGGGAACTTGGCTGATGACGTTGACGGAGTTGGCCCAGGAGATGCTCGACACCTTCCACGAAAAGGTATGCGTGAAGGAAACGAAGTGTTGTTGCGGCAAGGCCGACGAATGACTCGGCACAAACTGATGGTTCAGCCTGACGCCGTTGTCACACCCCGCACGTACCTTCTGGTCGACAACTGAAACGGCCCCCGCCAGCGTTGGAGCGCTGACGAGGACCTCGACCACAGGAGAGTTGACCTCCAATGGACCGTGCCTCTGACCGTACTGTCGCCCTCGTCCCGATCGTCGTATCCCCGGGCGAGCGACGTTCGTCGTCGTCGTATCAACTCGCCAAGCTCGGCTGGCTGAGCCAGTTCTCGGCCACCACCCGCGAGACGTATGAAGTCAAGATGCGGATCTGGGAACGCTGGTGCACGGCGCACGCCCTCGATCCGCTCGGCGCCACCCGCGCCGTCATCCAGACCTTCGGTGTCGACCTCGAGCAACGGGGCCTCATGCCGGCCACGCGCGCGAGCTATCTCTGCACCCTGAAGTCGTTCTATGGCTGGTGTGAGGAGGAGGAGGTCATCGACCGCAACCCGGCGAGTCGCGTTCGGCTACCGACGATCGAGGACCACGTCCAGCGCCCCTACCTCGACCGGCCCGAAGCCGCCCGGTTCCTGGCCGCCGCCCAGGTGACTCGGATCGACCTGCGCCTGCGTGACCATGCCCTTGCTTGTATCCTCGTCCTGAATGGTTTGCGGGTGTCGGGGCTGTGCGACCTCAACATCGAGACAATGAACCACGAACGCGGCCACCAGACGATCGTCGTCACGACCAAGGGCAGCCGAATCCAGACGATCCCGATGGCTCCAATGACGTACTGGGCGCTGATGGCCTACATCGGCGAACGCACGCACGGCCCGGTATTCCTCGGCGCCAACGGCAAACGCATCACCCGCGAGACGGTCCGTCACCGCGTGCAGGCGATCACGCGCAAGGCCGGCATCAACAAACGCCTATCGCCGCACTCTTGTCGGAGGTCGTTCGTGACCGGGGCCCTCGACGCCGGCGTGCCACTGCGCGATGTCCAGGCCGCGGCGATGCACAAATCGGCGGCGACCACGGAAACCTATGACCAAGGGCGCAAGTCGCTGGATGCTCACCCGACCTACGTGCTCGGCGGTCACTTCTCCGGCGGCTGATCCGCGCTCTACACTCTGAGCACCTGAAGGAAAGGTAATTCCCATGGCCGCTCTGACCCCCGCTGACGGGAACAAGATCCTCGATGCCGAACTGCGCGCCGTCGCCTACACGGGGCCAGCATCGTTGTTCGCCGGGCTCCACATCGGGGACCCAGGAACGACGGGCGCGAATGAGATCACGGGGGGCTCCTACGTGCGCCAAGCGGTGGCATTCGGCGCTTCGGCCGGTGAAGCATCGGCATCGTCGAATGCCCAGACCTTCAACGGGATGCCCGCGACCCCGGTCACAACGCTCGCCGCGCCGGTGACCGCCATCGCGACAACGATCACCACGACGAGCGCGGTGGGCTTCCCCGTCGCCGGTCAGTACAAGATCATCGTCGACACCGGGGTGAACCTCGAAAAGATGCTCGTCACAGGCGGGTTCGGTACGACGACGCTGACCGTCACACGCGGCATCGACGGCACCGCAGCCGTTACGCACCTGCTCGGCGTAGCCGTGGCCGGGACGGTCTGCTTCCTGTCGCTGTGGGATGCGAACGCCGCGGGTGCGGTGCACTGGGCCGGACCGGCAACCCCGGCAACGGCATACGGCGCGGGAGACACGGCTTCTCTCCCCATTGGGGCTGTAGTAGCCACGATCGTCTAAGCGCGGCTGGCCCAAGATGGCTACGTCATCGCTGAAGGTCACCACCGCTCTCGCAACGGTCGGTCTCGCCCGTCGCCCCGGATCCATGGCCTCGGTCGAGACGATCACGACGACGCTGGCGGGGTCGAGTCTCGCCCGGATGCGCGCGCCACTGACCGCCTCGCCCGGGGCGCAGGTGACACTCAGCGCCGCCGGGCTGAAGCGCACCCAGATTCTCGGTGCGCCGCCGTCCACCGTCACAGCGCTGTCCACCGCGGGCCTCACGCGGATCGTGGCTCCATTGACAGCGCAGTTGCACAGCGCGATGCCTCTCGCCGGAGTGGGGCTGACACAGCGTCACATTGAGGCCGGCGCGCTGTCCACGACGACCGTTCTCCAGGCGGCTACCCTCCGACGAGTCGGGCCGCTCGCGTCCGCTCCGTTGGCGACCGTCACGAATCTCGCCGCAGTCGGGCTCGCGCACTCCGAGGCGCCCGAGAACGCGGCTCTCGGGATCACGACGGCACTGAGTGCGATCGGGCTCGTCCGCATCGCCGCGCCTGAAGCATCGGCTCTCGCGGCTCAACCCCGGCTCGCGGCGCTCGGGCAGTTCCGCAGCCCCCCGCCGTTGTCTCCGGCACTGAAGACCACGATGGCGCTCGGCGGCGTTGGCATGACGCGCGGCCTGCAAAAGTCAGCCGCACTACCTGTCGCGCTGAACCTGGTCGCCACCGGCCTCGGGCGCGTCGTTGCTCCACTTACCGCATCGGTCCGCTCCACCATGACCCTGACGGCCACCGGCCTCTCGGACACACCGAGCACCAGTGGTGTGCTGCATATTTCCGCGCTCCTTACTGCGACGAGCCTTGCCCGACTTCCGGCCGCGGCCCTCGCCAGTCTCACGACCCATCTCTCACTAGCCACCAGCGGCCTGGTCCGGTCGCCACCGCCTTTGCACGTGCAGACGGCCTCCGTCGTTGCCCGACTGCAAATCACGGCTCACTTCTTCCACCGCGAGTGCGGCACGCTGAGCGTCATCGAGACCAGCGGCACGGCTTCGGGCTCGCAACGGGTCGGTGCCGCGACCGCGGATCAGCGCTCGGGAGCCGTGACCACCGACGAGCGCTCAGGGGGAGTGGCCGTGCTCATGCGCTCGGGCGCGGTCACGGTAGTACCGTCGTGTCCGTGAACACGTGGGGTGCCGGAGCCACCGTCTGCATCGACTATTCCGTGAAGGATTGCAATGGCGCCTTGACCAACCCCGTCAGCCAGACATTCACCATTCGCAAACCCGACGGGACCACGGCCGTCATCGTCCCAGTGAACACCGGGCTCGGCGCCTACTCGGCCCAGATCGAGACCGCGCCCGGTCAGGAAGGGCAGTGGTGGTGGAGTCTGGTCACCGAGGACCCGGACACGACCGACGACGATTCATTCGTGGTAACGCGTCACGCGGCGATGGTCTGATATGGCCGTCATCTTCGGCCCCGACCCGGTGCCCACGGACTGCGCGTCGTGGGTCAGACCCGAGACTCTCGGGTTTCTCGAACTCGTGGACGATGTGGGCCACCATGTCGACCTCACCTTGGTGTGCTGTGCGGCGGCCAAGGTGCTGCATGAATTGAGCGGTCGTCAGTTCGGCATCGAGAAGGTCCTGGGCGCGCGCCCGGTCCGTATCAGTGACGGCTGCGGGTGCGGAGGCGTATACGCCGCGGGGTACTCGGGGTGGTTCGGCGGCGGGCTGTGGAACGGATGGATGGGCGGGGGCTGCGGATGCGGGGACGCGCGCGCCTTCGTGATACCGGGTCCGGTGGTGCGCTCCATCGACGCCATCACCATCGACGGCGCGGTGCTCGCATCTTCGGCCTACGTCCTTTACCGCGACAATCTTCTCGAGCGGATCGACGGGCGATCATGGCCCTATTGCTGCCAAGTCTTGAGCACGCCCGCGGGTCAGCCAGGCTCGTGGTCGATCGACCTGACGTGGGGCGTCGACGTGCCCGCGGACGGGAAGGTCGCGGCGATCGAGCTCGCGGCCCACATCGCCAACGCGCTGACGGGCGGCGACTGCCAACTGAACGACCGCGTCACGCAGGTCATTCGCTCGGGCGTGTCGATGACCCTGCTCGACCCGGCGATGTTCCTCAACGGCGGCAAGACCGGGCTCTACCTCTGTGATCTGTTCCTGTCGGCGGAGAACCCCTACGGCCACCGCTCGCGGCCTTCCGTGAGCCATCCGCTGCTCAGCCGCCTCGCCGTCCCCCGGTGACCAACCGCATCGAGACCGAGGGCGAGCACATCCTGAGCGTGTGCATCGCGGCCATGACCGCGGCGGGGGTGGACCTGCCCAAGCGCCAGTACTTCTCGCCCTGCCCGCCCATCGCCGAATGCGACCAGCTCGTCGTGTGGTTGTCGCGGATCTTCTTCGGCTCCCCCGGCGCCGAGCAGGCCGCATCTGCTCACCTGCAAGGGCCGCGCTCGTGCGAGTTCGGAGTCGTCGTGTACCAATGCCTTCCGACGCCAACCGCTCAGGGTCGTCCGCCATCCGGATCGGCATGGGGGAAGGCGGCCATGCTCCTCACTGACCAAACCGCGGCGCTGTACCTCGGGCTCATGGCCGATGTGGTGGCGCGCGGGTGTCGGGAGTACGCGGTGGGCGTCCTGACGACGCTGGCCGATGAAGGCGGGCTCGGCGGATTCGCCACGGTCTACCAATCCGCGCTCTGAGCGGCGTTGTACGCTCGCCCCTGTGGCGAAGGTGACGATCAACAAGGGCGCGCTGAACCAGGTCCTCTACGGCTCGGGCGGGCCGGTCTATCGCCACATCGCCGAGAGCGGCCTCCGCGTGCAGCAGGAGGCGCGACGACTGGTGTCGGGGCCGCTGCTCAACGTCCGCACCGGACGGGGCCGAGCGGGCATCGTGAGCCGTATGGGCGTCAACGGGCGCGGCCCGGTGGCGACCATCTCCACGTCGCCGGAGACGGGCTACATGGCCGCGCTGCACGAGGGGACCCGGCCCCACATCATCACCCCGAAGAACGCCCGGGTGCTGGCCTTTAAGGTCGGCGGGAAGCAAGTCTTCGCGCAGATCGCTCACCATCCGGGCACAACCCCGCGGCGCTTCCTGTTGGAAGCGGCCAAGATCCTACGGAGGTAATCGCTTGCCCAAGTTCCACATCGACCTGTCGGACGGCAGCCCGAACCCCAATGACCCGATCGAGGTGGAGTTCGACGACTCCACCTTCATCTGCCAGGACCGCCAACCGGCGGTAGCCATCGCGGACTACACCATCATCCCGGCCAAGACCGCGGCCACCATCGCCTTCATCCGCCGCTGCATCCGCCCAGAGGACACCGAGCGTTTCGACGCGCTGCTGGCCGACAAGGACCGCGTGGTCGAGGCCGAACATCTCGATCAGGTAATGGGCTGGCTCTTGGAGACGTATACCAACCGCCCTACCGTGCGGCCCTCGGACTCATCCGATGGGTCGCCGAAGAGTGGGAGTTCCTCCGGGGACACTTCGACCTCGAAGGTATCGACCCCAGTGCGCTTGATGGCCGAAGGCTCCTGAACATCTCCTACGCCCTACTCACGCGCAACATGACACCCGCGGAGCGGTACGCGCTCGACGAGCGGCTCGCGGCAGAACCGACGCCGCCCAAGTTCGGGGCGGATTGGGGCGCGAACGACGACGCGCAGGCGGGCCAGGACGCGGCCCTAGCCATGCTCGGTATCTCGCTCGAGGAACTTCCCGCATGACGATCGTGGGCGTCGTCGAGCTCCAGGTCCAGGCGATCACCGAGCAACTGGAGAAGGAACTCACATCCAAGCTCAAGAGCGCGGCGGCGAAGGCCGAGAGCGTGGCGAAGATCAAGCCGCAGGTGGAGACCAAAGAGGCCGAGGGCGCGTTCGCCAAGTTCGGCTCGTTCATCCAGGGTCATCTCAGCTCTTTCGCCGGCAAGTCCAACGTTGCATCCCAGGCATTGGGCGAATTGGAGAAGGCGGGAATCGGCGCAGGAGCCGCTATCGGCGCATCGTTCGGTGGGGTGGCGCTCGCCGCGGTGGCGAAGTTCGCCGAGGTCGGGATCAAGAACTTCCTCGACCTGACAGGCGAGATTCGCCGGTTCAAGACGGTGACCGGCTCGACGGCGGAGACGGCATCGTCGTTCGTGGTCGCGCTGCACGACCTTGGCGTGGAACCCGACGCGGTGGCGAAGGGGTTCTTCAAGCTGTCCAAGGAGATCGCCGCGGGCAAGGGAACGCTGGCCGACTTCGGGATCGAGACCGCCCGCAACAAGGACGGCAACATCGATCTCACCAAGACGTTCCTGAACATCGCCGATGCGGTCCACAAGGAATCCGACGCCACGGTGCGCAACGAGATCGTCTTCAAGGCGTTTGGCCGCGCCGGCCTTGGGTTGCTGCCCATCCTGTCCAAGGGCTCGGAGGAACTCGGAAAGTATCTGAAGCTCGCGCAGGAGCGTCACGAGTTGTTCAGCGACAAGGACCTCAAGACAGCGCGCGACTTTGGGATCACCCAGCGCGAATTGAAGGGCTCGGTCGAAGCTCTGTCCATCGCCTTCGCCAAAGACCTGGTGCCGACCCTGGCGAAGGTGCTCGGTGGCGTGACTGTGGTGATCGACAAGGCCAACGACCTCACGTCGGCGGTCGGCGGTCTCTCCGGTGTGTTCAAGGTCGTCGCCTTCGCGGCCACGAGCGGGTTCTCTTCTGCGCTGGAGAAACTGGGCAAATCCCACGCCGATACACAGAAGCGGGCGGCCGAGTTGGACAGCCAACTCAAGGAGGAACGCCAGACGCTGGAGGAGGGGACCAAGGCGGCGGCGGACAACGCCAAGGCCATCGACGACATCCAGAACGCCCAGGTGGCGCTCATCGACACCCAGTTCCGCTATGAGCGCGCTCAGCGTGGACTACAGAAGGCCACCGAGGCGGTAGCCACGGCCACCAAGGACGCCCTGACGGCAATCCATGACCACGGCATCGCATCCACCGAGGCCCACGACGCCGACGTGAAGCTCAAGGATGCGCAATTGGGCGTGACCGAATCCGCGGTCGCCCAGGCCAAAGCGGCGGCGGATCTCAAGGTGGAACAGGACGCGGCGAACGGGATCATCGACGACGCTGCCACGAAGAACAAGCTCCTGAAAGATGAGCTCCTGAAGTTGGCGGGCACCCTTGCTCCCAATGATCCCCTACGGGCGCGCATCCTCGGATTCGCGAACGAGATCAAAGACGCCACGGCGAACCGGGATATCTCCATCACCATCGCCGATGAGGAGGCGCGCAGCCAGTTCAATCGCCTGGAGCACGACATCAAACAGCCGATCTCGGTGCCGATCGAGTTCTCGATCAGACAGATAGCCGAAGTCAGCCAAGCGTTCCTGGCGAACCATCCCGAGTTCGTCCGTAGGGCCGAAGGCGGAGACGTGCGCAAGGGTCAGCCGGTGATCGTCGGCGAGAAGCGCCCTGAGTTGTTCATCCCCGACTCGAATGGGCGCATCATTCCCTCGGTGCCGACCGGGACCAACAGCGGCACGCCACTATCGCCCACCATCACCATCAATGCCTCCTTCGGACCGGGGACCAACGCCGATGACTTCTGGCGAGAGATGGAGAACATCGCCGAGGGACGGGTGCAGGCCTTCGCGCAGAAGGTGACCGCGGGACGCCTCGCCGGAGTGGGGACGCGATGACCCTTCACCTGTTGCGACCAACCGGGTCGACCGGCCTCGTCGGCTGGACGTTGGTGGGTGCGGCTAACGCTGTCGCTGCATTGAGTGACGCCTCCGACGCGTCCTACGTCAGCGCCGGTGTCGGTGCCCAGAGCTATCTGACGATCGCACTGGAGGATGCAACGGACGGGATGATCCCGCCCTCCGCGCAGGTCCGGTTCGTGCTGGAGCGGTATCGGATCAGGCGCGCTGCAGGCGGGACGGTTCTAGGCGGGTCCCTGCGACTCGGTACTTCGCTTGTCCCATCCGCCGTCATCCCGGTCACAGCAGCCTTCGTCACTTACGCGGGTTCGGCAGCATTGTCGGCTGCTCCCGATGGTGGGGCGTGGTCCAACCGCCACGACGGCACCTACAGCGGCAACGGCGTAATCAATGCCTTGGAGGCGCTGCTAGTTCGCGATCCGAACGCCTTGGACGCGCAATTCGCAGAGGTAGACCTCGTGGTGTCGGTGAACGAGGCGCCGAACAGCACCCGGGCTCCTGCCGATGTGGTGACCACGAGCGGCTCGTTGAACATTACGAGTGCACGCGAGGCCGCCTTCCGTGCTGATGACGTGGGGAAGCCGATCACTGGAGTAGGAATCCCTGCTGGATCGACGATCGCCACCGTCACGCCCGCGTCTGATCCATCGCGGGCATCTTCTGCCACTCTCTCGGCTGGTCACGCAGCAACCGCATCGGGCACGATCACCGCCACCATTGGCGTCCTGACCTGGATCACCGGCCCGGCTGATCCGGACACGACCACCAGTCGCCCGACCGTCTCGTGGACATATACCGACCCTGAGGGAGATATTCAGGAGCGATACCGGGTCAAGATATTCTCCGCCGCCCAGTACAACGCACCCGGGTTTCTGCCATGGGGTTCCACCAGTGCGACCGGGGTCAGCACGCCGGCATCGGCATCGACGTGGGACTCGGGCGAGGTGCTGAGCGCGGCGACCTCGGCTGTGGTCGGGGTCGATCTGACGAACGGTGTGACCTATCGGGCATATGTAGCCGTGGCCGACGCCGGGAGCGGGGGGCGCTACAACGTCAGCCCCGACTACGCCACTGCATCGTTGCAGACCTATCAGCAGTTCACGATGGCACTGACGCCACCGCCCAATCCCACCCTCATCGCCGCTCCCGACACCGCCAACGCGCGGGTGGTGCTGACGATCACGGCTGGGGCCGGGAATCCGACGACCGAATACTTCATCGTGGAGCGCAGTGACGACGGCGGAATGACCTGGGTTTATGTTCGGGGCGGCAAGATGCTGACCAACCCGGCATCCGGAACCGCGCCGCAGACCCTCTACGACTACGAAGCACCGCGCGATACCTCCCTCCTCTACCGCGCCCGCTCGGTCGACACCGGGACGGGACAGGTTGTCGCCTCGGGCGAAACCCAGGCCGGACCCCTCACCCTCAGTCCGAGCACCGACTCCTCGGCGTGCGTGTCCTGGCTCAAGTCGGCCAGCAACCCGGCGCTGACCATGGTCGTCATTCACGCCGATACCCGCTTCGAGAGCCGATCATCGGAGAACTCCACGGCCTATGAGACCGAAGGCCGGGCCGATCCCATCATCCACGCCGGGACGGTGCGGAGCGAGAGCTTCAACGCTCTCTCGTTCAAGTTCGACACCGATGCCCAATGGCACGCCTTCGAGGCCCTGCGCGCGTTGAAAGAACCGCTCCTGTTCCAAACGGCCTTCGGCGACAACGGACTGGAGCAGTATTGGGTCAGGCTCGGACCGGACCGCTCGGTGATCCGCATGTCGTCGAATCGGATGCACAACTCACAGGACCGCCAAGTCACCGTGCCCGCCCGCGAGGTCCGTCGCCCGACGGTGACCTAGTTGCAATCCCGTAGTACGACCTTCGATCGCGCTGTCGTGGACGGCGGGCGGCCGTTGGTGACCATCGACGTCTACCGCAACAACCTGGCGGTGGTGCTCAACCTCCCCTTCGTCGGTGATCCCACAATCCAGGTCGACTCGACGGCCGCCATCCGGCGCTCGGGCACCTTCACCATCGCGGACGAGGACGGGACGCTGACGCCCAAGATGGCATCCGATCACCTCTCCCCGTTCGGCTCCGAGTTGCGCATCCGCTCGGGCTGGACCTACTCGGACGGAACCACCGAGCAGATCCCCGTCGCAGTCCTGCGGGTCACCGCGGCGGAGACTGCCGATGTCGGCTCGATCACCCTGACCGCTCAGGACCGCGCCACGGTCGTCACCGAGGCACGCTTCGAGGTCCCGTGGGTCGTGGCCGCGGGCACTGCTCTCGATGCCGCCATCTACGCCATCGTGGCCCGCACCTTCCCCGGCGTGACGTTCACCGCGGATTCGTCCGCAGCTGGGATCGCCGTCCCCCTGACCGTGTACGAAGAGGGTGACCGCAGCGGCAATCCGTGGCAGAACTGTCAGGACCTCGCCGCCGCCTACGGCTATGAGACGTTCTTCGCTCCGGACGGGTCCCTCGTCCTACGGGTGGTCCCGAACCCACTGACATCGCCCTCCGCGTGGGACTACTCCCCTGGCGCGGATGCGCTCCTCATCGCGGCGGCGAATCAGATGTCGTCCCAGTCGGCGCGCAACGTGGCGATCGCCATCGGCGAGGGTCCGAACATCGCGGTCCCCATCCGTTCGTCTCGAGAGATCACAGACCCCGCCAGCCCGCTCTACCCGCCGTCCTTCGGCTACCGCTCGCCCGTGTTCTTCGCCTCCCCCCTGCTCGACACCCAGGCCAAATGCGATCAGGCGGCTACGTCCCTCCTGCAACGCCACGCCGGGGGATCGGAGCTGCTCGGCTTCACCGCCGCGCCCCATGTCGCCCATGACGCGGGGGACGTGGTGCGGGTGGCCGATCCAGTCCTGGCCGGCGGCGAGGCGTTCGTGGTTCTGCGCTCCTTCGCCATGCCCATCACGTCGCGCGGCGCCGTCACTTACGCGACCAACGCCCGGAGGACCTCGTGAGCGACCTCGGGGATTTCCTGGCATCGGAGCAGAACCCGAGCGCACCGAGCGTGGCTCGGCGCTTCGGCACGGTGAGCGCGGTCAACGCGGGGCCGCCACAGACGGTAGATGTGGTGCTGGCGCTGTCGGGGATAACTCTGCCCGCCGTAGCAATCCTCTCGTCCTACGCGCCGGTGGCGGGGGATGCGGTGGTGGTGGACTTCGTGGAGAACAAGCCCCTGGCCATCGGCGCGGTCGGCGCAGGGCGAGTGGGCACGCTCGGCTATGCCCAAGTCACCGCCAACCAAGGCGGCATTAGCACTGCGACCGATCTGACCGGACTGTTCGTCGCCGTAACCGTGACAGCCGGTCGCCGTATTCGGATCTCGGCCTCCGGCTTGACCGACCGCACGGTCGCTAACGGCACGAACAGCTTGCTGATCCAAGAGGGCGCAACTCAACTCCAGGAAATCAACACCCAGCCGCTTTACGGAAACGCCGCTCAGCATTATGGCGCCGTCATCCTCACTCCGACTGGTGGCGCGCACACCTACAAACTGGCGTTGTTTCGGGTTACCGGCACGGGAACTATCAGCTTGCAAGCGGCCGCGACCTTTCCCGCTTTCATTCTGGTGGAGGATGTGGGAACCGCCTGAGCCGCGGTGGCGGAGAGGCCAACCCGCTGGCGCGGTACGGTGACCGGGTGGGCTATTACCTCCTGGACCATCCCAACCCGCACGCGCCGAAAAAGCCGGACGGGCAGTACTGGGGATATCCGCTCCGCCAGGGGACCGTGCTTGCTATCACCATTCACATAACCGCATCGATCCAAAGGTTTCTCTCAGCAGGGCGTCGGCGCCCCAAGAGCGAACGACATCAACACTCACACGCACAACTACACCACGTCTACCGATGCGACCAGTGCAGGCTCCTCTGGCACCGGCGCCAACATGCCCCCGTATCTCGCGCTGCTCCAGATAATCAAGATCTGAGTGCGCAGCGGTTACTCTGCCGCTATGAGCGAAACCAGCGAACCCGCACCCGAAGAGACGACAGAAGAGGCGGCACCCGTCGAAGAGGTCGATACGCCGGAACCGGACGAAGCCGAGGCTGACTCCGCACCTGATCCCGAGTAGCTCGTGACGCTCCGCGGGCTCGACTACAGCAACGGGCGACCGCGCGCCTCGGCGGTCAAGGCGGCGGGATTCGCAGCGGTGCTCAGGTACCTCTCCCACACGCCCTACAAGAATCTGACCCTGGCCGAGGCGGGTGACATGATCGCCAACGGCGTTGACGTTGTTGCCGTTTGGGAGACCGTCGCGGACCGCGCGCTGGCGGGAGCAACCGCGGGCAGCGACGACGGCAAGGCAGCAAAGCGCCAATACGAGACGTGTGGCGCGCCCGCCGAGGCCGCGATCTTCTACGCCGTCGACTTCGACGCGCAGCCGTCGCAATTCGCTGCCATCCAGCGATATCAGGACGCGTTCTTCGCGGCCATCGCCCCGCATCCGGGCGGCGTCTACGGCTCCTACGCCGTCGTCGAGCACTTCGTCGGCACCGGAGCGACCTACGCGTGGCAGACGGTGGCCTGGTCCCACGGCAAGCGCAGCCCGAAGGCGCACATCTTCCAGATGACCGGCTACGTCACCGTCGACGGCGTGACGTGTGACCGCAACGAACTGACCGCCCCCTATGGCGGCTGGGCCGGAGTCGCGCCCCCGCCGCCTGCCCCGCCCGCCCCTGTCCACATGACCATCCAAGGAGTCCCTATGGGCCGCATCACGATCACGATCCCGACCGACGCCGTGGGCGATGGCGATGCCTTCATCTCCGCGGCCGACAAGTTCGGCGCCATCAGCGGCGCAGGCGTACATGACAAATACGACCCCGCCACCCACGACCCGGACTCGATCGTGGTCCCGATCGGGGCGCGTGACGACGGAGATCACTTCACGGCGGTGATCGCCCACGGCCCGCCCAACGCGCAGGTGACCACCTGGGCGCTCGTGGCGGACTGATGTGGGCTGTCATCACGCTGACCACCACCCAGGCATGGGTCGGTCTCATAGCCACCGTCTGCGGCATCCTCGCGTTTCTGGGTAAGAGTGTCGTCGGGAGATTCATGATCCGCCAACTCATCACCGACCCGATCAACGACAGCCTCGACAAGAAGCTCTACCCACTCGTACAGGCCACCGTGGCGGCCCAAGGCGCGGCGGAAGCGGCCAAGCGGGCATCGGCGGCCGCGCAGGACGCGGCAGCGGAGACACACCGGGGCATCGCCAACCTCGACGTGCGGATTGCCCGCCTCGAAGCCGACTCCATGCCCGATAATGGAGGCTCGACGCGTGACCTGCTCGAACGAATCGCCGCGTCTGTAGGCGCCGACCCGAAGCCCTCGAACTAAGGAGTCCTCCTAAATGTCCCAACTCCGCCTCGTCCTCGCCATTCTCGCCATCCTCTGTGGGCTCGGCGTTCTTTTCGTTGCGTTGAAGACCAACGACGTGAAAGTTCTCGCGGTCGGGCTCATCCTGGCCGCGGTAGCGATCATCGTGGACCGCTCCGCTCCGTGACCCAACGGCCGCGCTCCCGCCACGTCATCGCGGCCGGCGCGTTCGTTGTCGCCTCCTCCGTTGGTGCAGCCGCGGTCTCCATGCATCACGGGCCGGCGCCGGTGCTCGCCACCATCCCCGGCGCGCTGAATCCCGACGTGACCCAGAGCAATGTGGGCGTGACCATCTGCGTCCCGAACTGGACCGCATCGGTCCGCCCATCATCGGGCTACACGTCCTCGCTCAAACAGCAGCAGATGGCCGACCTCGGCTACCGCGACCGCGACCCGAGTCATTTTGAGGAGGATCATCTCGTCCCGCTCGGTGCTGGCGGCCAGCCGACCGCGCCATCGAATCTGTGGCCCCAACCACGAGGTCAGGCCAAGCGCGACGACCCGCTCGAGACCAAGATCCAGCGGGCCATCTGCGCCGGCCAGATCACCTTGGCGGAGGGCCAGCGCCAGATCACCGACTACAAACGCCGTAACGGATAAGGAGCCCCAGCCATGAGCACCAAGCCCGCATCCCTCCTCGCGACCGAGCCCGTCGCCATCATCGGCGCACTCATGGCGTTTCTGCAGTCGGCGTTCGTCGTGGTGTCCGTGTTCAATATCGTGACCCTCGACGGCCAACAGCAGGCGGCCGTCCAAGGGCTCCTGACGACGGGCCTCGGGCTGATCGGCGCGTTCTACGCTCGGGGCAAGTCCGTGTCGCGGGCCACCCTCGACCAGCTCGGCAATGGGGCACCACCCGCGCCGTAGGAGGTCCTTGACCCTCGCTAGTCCAGCGCGCTAGAGTGGCGCCTATGACAACGACCAGCATCCCTTACGAGGACCTCGCCCAGTTCCAACGGGCGCCCGAGGACCAGCCCGTCCACTTCGAGTGCGTCCGCTGCCAGGACGGCATAGCCCGCGAGGACGCCGCGCAAGGCTCCGATGGCGTCCTGTGCCCGCGGTGCGCCGAGCACGAGATCCGCGCCGGTGGACGCGTGTCGTTCCGATGACCGCCGTCCCCGGAAGCATCGAGAAGGTCGTCGAGGACGCCGTTCGCGCCCAGGTGCAGCAGATGATCGTGACCTCGCTGGAGTCGGTCGACGGGCTGACCGCTCGCATTGTCGCCGGAGCGATGCAGGCAAAGGTCAAGGATGGCTACCACGAGACGGTGTTCATCGAGAAGATATGCCGCGAGGCCGTGCAAGAGGCGGCACAGACCGCGGTGAAAGAGTGGATCGTCGAACAACGCCCGATGCTCATGGCCGAGATCAAGCGTCAGTTGTCTGCTCAGAAGGCCGGAGTCGCACAGGCGCTCGTCGAATCGCTGGCGAAGTCTGCAGCGAACGCGTACACATTCAAGGTCGAGATCGGCAAGGCCGAGTCATGACGCGGCGAGTGTTCAAGTACCCATTGCTACTAAGGACGTGGGCAAGCCGCGCGAGCCGATGAAAGGTTCGACCGCCGCGGTTGTCGCGCTTGTGTCCCTCGCTCAGATCGCGGGCGTCCTATTCATCGGAACGGGGCACCTGCGATGACCGTCGCCCTGCCCGCCGTCATCATCGCCCTCATCGGCTTCACCGGAGGATGGGTGGCCCACGCCATGCACATGGCGCGCCTCCGCGAGCAACGGCGCTACCCGCGCCACACCTACCCGCGCAGCGTCCCGCCGACGCGCAAAAGAATGGATCGGATCAACTGATGGGACAAGCCCTCTCTGTCATAGCCTCCGGCCTCTTCGCGGTCATCATCGCCGCTGTGGTCTTCGCGCTGTACTTCCTGCCCACCATCGTCGCGGTCGCGACCAAGAGCCGTCACTCCGCGGCGGTGTTCGTCATCGACCTGTTCTTCGGCTGGACCTTTATCGGGTGGGTCGTCGCGCTGGCGATGGGCGTCAGTGGTCAGCCCGTTCGCCCCGATCAGCGATGACCGACAGTCACGCTGGCGCGATTCCGCACGAGTTCCATGACGCCTTCTGTTGGCTGCAGAACGAGGCATTCTGCGCGTGTGACCGCGCCCGTGGTCACTTCGGGCCGCACTCGTGGGAACTGCCCGTGGACACGCAGGTGTGGGTCAAGCGCGAGCTTTACGAGGCTGTGTGGCAGGCGTGGGAACTGGCACGCGACGGGCTGACAATCATTGCCCAAGAGGGATCAGCCCTCGCTCGGCAGGAGCGACAACTGGCGGGCGTCATCCTCAGATCAGCCGGTTTGGCGATCCCTGAACGGCGGCCGTCTTGACGCTGTTCGACGAGCCCGAACTGCCCCCTCACCTGAGAGCCGGGGATGGGCCGGACCCGGAGGCCGAGGCCGTCATCTCCGCTCTGGCGCGGGTATTCGGGCGCCAGCCGTGGCGGATCGGAGGCGAGCGCGAGGCGGAATGGTGCGCCAACCGCTGGGCCGCGGCCAAGGCGACGATCGACGCCATCGACGCCCATGCCGACGAGTACGCGCAGCGCATCGAGGAATGGCGCAAGGCCCGCACCGCCGAGGCCGAGCGGACGGTCGCGTGGGCCTCGGCGCATCTCACGCGGTGGCTGGAGCGCGAGCACGAGGCCGACCCAAAAGTCCTGTCCCGCAAGCTGCCATCGGCCACCGTCGCCTCCAAAGCCGGCGGGGAGCGATGGGAGATACACCCCGACCTGTTCATCCCTTGGGCTCTAGTGAACGGCCGGACCGATCTGCTCAAGATCACGCCCGCACTCAACGAAGCGAAGAAGGCGCTGGAGCGCAAGGACGACCAGGCCATCGACCCGGACACGTCCGAGCTGATTCCTGGCGTGATCGTGGAGGATTCGCCTCGCTCCTTCCGCGTGGACCCGGCCCGATGAGCGATCTATGGTCCATCAACTGATCGAGCACAAGGGACTCGGCTCTAACGGTGGCGCGCCCTACCTGCTGTCGGCACGGTGCGGTCAAACGGAGCGCCGAGTTTCTCTGAACGTGCCGTTCCCCGAGTCCTTCACTGGCTGGAGCAGTCGAGTCACCTGCGATGCCTGCCGCAGACGCGACGTAGCCCTCGCTTCCTGAGTGTCAGGAGGAGGGCTACGCTGTCTCGCAGTGCGACGAGAAACCCACCGTATCAACGAACGCTGACTGACCGGGCAGTGCCCGACGACATCAGCCCGATCCACTGCTGAGTGGGTGGGATCACCCGTTATCGAACCTGTGGTCTGCTGAACGGAGACACCGCTATTCCCGGCCGAGAACGCTGGCAAGGAGCGAAGTCCGTCGGCCCGGTGTGAACCGGCAGGCGCGTTTCTGACACGAAAGTCAGGGAGGGTGGCGGTCGCTAATCCATAACGCTGCCGTTGGTTGCAGGCTTCGGGACCTTTCATTGCTGACTACGGCTTCGGCTTTGCCATTCGCTTCCCTGATCACAGGCGAATGGGGGATGAGACGCGGGGTGGGGGAACTGGTCCCGATAGTCCTTGCGTCGCTCTAGTCCAGCGCGCTAGAGTGATCGCATGACAATGACCCGCAGAGAAGAGCCCACGCAACAGCCCGAGCGCGCCATCGTCGGGCACTGCCCCGAGTGCGCGCGGGTGGTCATCCTGTGCAACAACCACGAGTCATGGCCCCTCGTCGTCTGCCATTGCGGATGGGAGGGCGGGACCGATGGCATCGTGAACCGCGTCCGGGTCGAGAACGGCGGCCGCATCGTCGACCAGCAGCACTCCGACTTCTGATGAGTGTCGCCCCGACTTTCCACGACGCCGCCAAGCGCTCCGTCGTCACCCTGCCCGACCATCGCACCGCGCGCCTCGTGTTCGTGGCTCGCAAGGGGAACACGGCGCGCGTGCAACTGGAGAGCGGCGCCTTCCTCAGCGTCAAGGCCGACTCTCTCAAGGTGGAGGAATCGTGACGACCTATGTGCTGGTCGAAGTCGGATGCATCGAGTGCGGGGATGACACGCTCGTCCGTGCGCTGACCGACGAGCTGCCCGCCGATGCGCTTGTCGTCCATCCCGGTGACAGCGTGGAACTGACCTACCACGCCTCGCTGATCGCGATCCCCGTCACACCCGAGGCGCAAAATCCGAGCATGGCCCCTTCCCCGAAAGAGAGCACCCAATGACCGCCACCGAGATCGCCACCATGGATGGGGCACCGCTGCCCGTCACCCGTTCCACGATGCCCGTCCGCCAGTCGCCCGCCGCCCTGGCCGAGCAGGCCCAGGAGATCCGCGAGGTCATGCGCGCCGTGCTCGTGGAGAACACCGACTACGGCGTGATCCCCGGGACCAACAAGCCATCGCTCTACAAGAGCGGGGCGGAATGGCTGCTCAAGTGGGGCGGCTTCGGGCATCGTCTCGAGCCGGTCGAGGTCGAGCGCGACGCCGACGGGCGCAAGTACGGCGTGACCTATCGCTGCACCGTGACCCTGCTGTCGGATCCGAGCGCCATCGTCTCAACTTGCGACGGATACGCAGGGATGGACGAAGATCGGTTCTGCCAGTCCGTCGAGGAACTCATGGCGAAGGAGAAGGCCAACGCCACGAAGTACAAGCGCGCGGCGGCCGAGTGGAAGTGGGCCGCGCCCTACCGAGCGCCGTGGAACTCCGTGCTCAAGATGGCGGAGAAGCGCGCTCTGGTGGGAGCCACGTTGCAGGCCTGCGCCGCCTCCGGGCTCTTCACGCAGGACATGGAGGATCATGCGCCGGCCGGCGTCCGTGAGCCAACCGAGCCTACGGACTGGTTCGTCGCCAACGGGTGGGACGATGGAGACGCCGAGGAGGACGCCCACCACCGGGCCCTGATGGCCCGCCACAAGGCCCTGAGTGAGACGCCTCGGGCCGACTTCGATGGATGGGCCGCGGCCAACGGCATCGACCTGAAGAAGGCCCTCAAGCGCGAGCAGTGGGAGCAGGCGACGACCTACATTGACGCTCTCGCCGGCCAAGCCGTGGAGGACGCCACCGGCGACGAGACCACAGTCGAGAGCGGCAACGGGAGAGGGGAAGAGCCCGAACCCCGCCCTTGATCGGGGCCAGTGAGGCGGATCCGCCGCCGCCTCCTGGCCCCGAACCCCCGAAGGTCGAGCAGCTCGTCGAGAACCTCGAAACCGCCGCCGCCGCGGCCAAGGAAGCCCGCGAGGCTCAGATTCGCCCTGAGACGCCCCAGGAGCCGAGCGCGCCAACCACCGCGCCCGAGGCCCCCGAGAGCCACAGCGGCGAAATCCCGGCCCGATCCGAGGCGAATCGCTGCGCCTGCGGTGACACTGGTTCGATCAAGGGCGAGCGATGCCCGTTCTGTGAGATGCCCCCTTGTCGCTTCTGCGGCTCCGTCGACGAGCCGCGGGCATGGTGCGGATCCGAGCTCGGCATGGCCGACGACATCGCCGACCCCCGCGCCGAGTGCGTCGACGAGAAGGCGTGCGCGGTGCGGGATGCCATCGCCTCCGCCCCCGACGGCGAGTACACGCCGGCACCGAGCGATGACCCGACATCGGCACCCGAGGCCTGCCCGCTCTGCCATAGCTCACGCGCCACGCTGGTGTTCGTCCCGCCGACCCACCTCGAGGATTCCGGCCAGTGGCGTTGCCAGAACGGGTCCGCCTGTAAAAGCCGCCAACAGTTGGCCCAGGCGCGGGAATCATTGGGCGAATGAGAGAGCGGCCCACCTGGATGATCTATGGAAACTGCGTGGGTCTCGCCCCGGCCACGTTCTACCCATCGCCGCACGACCTGACCGGCGAACTCATGGCGAAGGCGATCTGCGCCGAGTGCCCGGTTCTGTCTCCGTGCCGAACGTACGCCCTAGACAACGACGAATCGGGCGTTTGGGGGATGACGAGCGAGGCGGAGCGGCGCGCGATGACGAAGCGGACTAAGAAGCTCCTGCGGGCACAGTGAGCGCCGAGCCCGTCTCGAAGTTCGCTCTGATGAACCAGGGCTGGCCGATGCCGGCGCAGCACGGCACCCGTTCGCGGTATCGCAAGGGCTGCAAGTGCGACTGGTGCCGCGAGGCCGAGGCGACCTACCGGGCCCGCTATCGCGAGCGGCTGGCCCGCTCGAAGTAATCCCACAGGCTGAGCCACCCGTCCGCGCACTAGTCGCGGTAGCGTGCTCGCGTACACCTTCGGGACGCGAGACACGCCAGCCGCTCGACTGGCTGGCGTGCTCTAGATCGGTCCCGGCTCAGGAGGGGATCTCAGATCATGGTCAGGAATGTAGCAAAGGCCAGTGACAAGCCGTGAGCGCGGAAGCGACTGGATGGGTCTACCGCCATTCGCCATTCAGGGGAGCCGTGTTCGCGGTTCACCACGCCATCGCCGATTCAGTGAACGACCAGCACGACAACGAGTTCTGGATGGCCGTTGGTCGCCTGGCTGAGAAGTGTCGGTTGACCCGGCGCACGGCAGGTCTGGCTATGGCGACTCTGGTTGCAGAGGGGTACGTAGATATCACGGACGGTGATCCTGTAAATGCCGCGCGACCAGTCCGGTATCGCTTCCTATTCCCCGAGTCGCCAGTGGTGTTCGAGGGAAGGCGGGTGCGTGATCCACGCAACCTGGTGCGCAGCAATCACGCACCAGGTGCGCAATCCACGACACCGGAGGTGCGAACTGACAACGCACCCATAGAACCCAATAGAGAACCCAAGCTAAAAACCCAAGCAGAGAATGGTCAGTTCGATGCCTTCTGGATGGCCTATCCGCGCAAGGTCGCGAAAGGCGATGCGCGAAAGGCGTACGCCAAAGCCATCCAAACCGCCGACCCCGAGATAATCACTCTCGGTGCTCATCGCTTGGCGAACGATCCGAACCGCGTGGACAAGTTCACACCGCATCCGGCGACGTGGCTGAACGGCGAACGATGGAATGACCCGCCGTTGCCGTCGACGCTGAGCCCCGTCCGCTCGGGGCCTTCACAGAACGGCATCACTGGAGCGGGCCCACGCACGATCACCGTCACGCGCCCAGCGAAACGAGATCCCCGTGGATGATGAACCCCGCAAGGTCGACGCCGGCCCGCTCACCGCCCGATTGGAAGCGGTGCAAGCCAAGGCCCGCGAACGGGGGTACGCCGAGCCCGAGCCGGTGAGGATGTACCAGCCCACACCGGAGGATCAGGAGCGGACGCGCTGGCAACGATGGGCGCCGCAGAAGTTCCACGCGGCGGAGTTGGGCACGCTCGATCCGGACGGGCGCGCCATCGCCGATGACTGGCTGGCCGATCCGACCGTGAACCTGATCCTCTCCGGCCCCGTGGGAGTGGGAAAGACCCATCTGGCCTTCGCCATCTGTCGCAAGCTGCTCACCGTCGTAGGGCGGGTGTCGTGGTGGCCGACGGTGGAGTTGCTCGATGCTCTCCGACCAAGCGATGACGGCGCGGTCGACATGCGTGGCCTAGTCGAAGAACGGGTGCTGATGCTCGACGACCTCGGCGGGGAACGGGCGAGCGACTGGACGCGCGAGCGGCTCTACTCGCTCATCAATCGTCGCTGGATGGAGGAACGCCCACTCATCGTCACCGTCAACACCGACACGGCCGGCTTGGTGGAGGCGATCGGCGAACGGTCCGTAGACCGGCTGCTCGACGGCGCGGTATCAGTCAGGCTCGCAGGCGCAAGTCGAAGGGAGCGGGCATGAGCGGGAAAGACGCCGCGGTAGAGGCCCTGGTGGAATCGGCCGCGATCGCGTCGGCGGACTGTGCAGATTGGCAAGGCACGCCGTCGATCCTGCTTGCCAAGGCTCTGGTCCTTGCTACTCGCCAGAACTTGGAACGGGCCGCCATGCCAGACATGGACCCGGAGGACCAGTTGTGGGCTCTGGCACAACTTGAGGACGTACCGAAGGCGGCGGCTGGGATGGTGGTGAATCTCCATCGTCCGTCGCCAGAACCGCGCTAGTCCAATGCGCTAGAGTGCCCGCAATGACCGCGACCATCGTCGGACTGGACCTCAGCCTCACGGGCACGGGTATCGCCACCGAGGACGGCGAACAACTCGCCGCATTCCCGAAGCTGCGGGGTCTGGAGCGCATCGTCTCCATCCGTGACGCCGTGCTCAAGGAGACGAGTAACGCCGACCTCGTGGTCATCGAGGACTACGCCTTCTCGCGCGCCGCCAGCCATGCTCACGAGCTGGGCGAGCTAGGTGGCGTGGTCAAGGTGGCGCTGCGCGAGGAAGGCATAGCCGTGGTGCTCGTCGGCCCGAGCGCCCTCAAGAAGTGGGCGACTGGCAAGGGAAACGCGACGAAGCCCGACATGCGCATGGCGCGGCTCAAGCGCACCGGCGTCGACGAGCGCGACGACAACAAGAACGATGCGTGGTGGCTCCGCCAGCTCGCGCTCTACGCGTACGGCGACGAGTCACTCCACCTGCCCGCATTGCAAGCCGCGGTGGCCGGCGCGCTGACGTGGCCGCAACTGCGCCCGCTCGACGATCCACCCGCCCGAACCGACTGAGAGAGAGAACCCCAATGGCTGACAAGCTCACACGCTTCGAAGGACAACCCGTGAAGGCCGCGCGCCTGAAGGTGAATGGGCTCTCGTCCTCGATCGACGAAGCACTCCACGTCGGCGACATCGGCTATGCCGTCATCGAGTACGAGCTCGGCGAAGTGGGCCATGTCAACGACGACAAGATCGGGCTCATCCGCGTGCACAAGGCGAACCTCATCCGCCACGCCTCGATGGAAGGCCCGGACGCCCGCTTCATCCTCGACGCCGCGGACGAAGCCCAGCGGCTGGCCGAGGAAGCGGCGAGCGGCATCTCCCGGTTGCCCCTAGAACCGGACGCGGCGGCTCAATGACCCCGCGGCGCTATCGCAAGAAGCCAGTTGTCATTGAGGCCATCCAGTTCGACGGCAATTTCGATGAGGTCGAAGCATTCGTTGGCGGCGACGCAGAGTTTCGTGACGGCCAGCTTGTGATCGCCACGCTGGAAGGAGCGATGCGGGCTGATCCGCACGACTGGATCATCCGCGGCGTCAAAGGCGAGTTCTACCCGTGCAAGCCCGACATCTTCGCCGCTACCTACGAAGCGGTCAACGCTCTCGGAGCGGTGGTGGAATCGTGACCCCCAAGCAGGCCGAACGCGCCCTGGTGGCCATCGGCAAGCGCCTCCAGGCCAACAAGGACGACGAAGCGCGGCTCTTGACCGAGGTCGAGGACACGGTGTACGAGGCCCGAGCGGCCGGCGTGGAGTGGGCCGCGATCCCCGGCCTGTTGGGCAAGTCGCGCTCGGGGTGCCTGGCCTACTACGCGCGGGCCAAGGCGCGGCGGGAAGCGGCTACGGCGTGAAGCTGACTGAAGGGTCGCTCTGTACGGGATACAACGGCCTGGGTCTCGCGGTGGAGTCGGTGCTCGGGACCGAGCTCGCGTGGTATTCCGAGCTCGATCCGCACGCGTGCAAAGTGCTCAAGACGCATTACCCCGACGTGGCGAACCTCGGCGACCTGACCGCGCTCGACTGGGAAGGCGTGCCGCGAGTGGACGTGATCACCGCTGGCTATCCGTGCCAGCCGTTTCAGCCACGCCGGCCAGCGCAAAGGAACCGACGATGAGCGCCACCTCTGGCCCCACATCGCCGTCGCCTTGGGGGTACTTCGACCCTCGCTTGTCGTGCTCGAAAATGTCGCTGGACATCTTTCCCTCGGATTCGATGTCGTCCTCTCCGACCTTGCCGCCTTGGGGTATGTGGGACGGTACGGCGTTGTACGCGCTTCCGATGTCGGCGCGTGCCATCAGCGCGCCCGACTCTTCGTTGTTGCCAAGTCCAACGACCAGCGATGCGAAGGGGCCATCTCCGAACCACGGCGGGACGACCGCCGAAGCCATCCGCGACCTCCTGCCGACACCATCGGCGGGGAACTTCAACGACGGGGAATCGGTGGAGTCATGGACCGAGCGCCGGGACAAGCTGGCGGCGACTCATCAGAACGGGAACGGGATGGGGACACCGCTGTCGATAGCGGTGCGGACCTTGCCGACGCCGACCGTGGGCGACGCGAAGAACGCTCGGAACTCGACCGCCACTCGCCACAGGACACCGCCGACAGGAATCCATGCGGGCGACACGCTGACGGACGCCCTGGTGCCTCTGCTGCCGACGCCACGAGCGGCCCGGGGTTCATCATCGACCGAGACGGTGAACCTGCTCCCAACTCCGAGACGGGGGGGGGACGGAGGGACTGCGGAGCACTCGGACCTGTCGGGAGTGATCAAGATGCTTCCGACCCCGATGGCGAGACTCGGGGACAACCGTGGAGCGCAGGCGAAGCGGTACAAGAACCCGGAGCGGTCGAACGATCTGGACGACGCGATCGCGTGGATTGGGGAGACTACGGCCCCGCCATCGAGCGACACGCTGCCGTCCTCGGACGGGATGCTCCCGTTCCAACCGATGATCGTGGACGTCTTGCTCCCCGATTCGTGGAGTGGATGATGATGCTCCCCGAGGGCTGGGTGACCGACGTGGTGACCCGCCGACCGGCTGCACTCAAATGCCTCGGCAACGGCGTGGTGCCGCTCCAGGCGGCGGCGGCGCTGCGGGAGCTACTGCTCGCTCCTTGACCGCCGTCAGTCCAACGCGCTAGAGTTGCCAGCATGACAACGACCCAAGCGCCTGACACCTTCCGCGACGTGATCAAGGCCACCGACCGTGGCGGCTATCTAGTTCGGAGCGCCTCCCGTCGGCTGCTCTGGTGGATGGTGTCCACCGAGGACGGCAAGGCCACCTGCGGCTGCGAGTTCGGCCAGACCATCACCGCCGTGTCGCAGAGAGCCTGTCGCCATCAGCGTCGCGTGCTGGCCTTCGTCAACGACGAGAACGCCCGCATGGCTCGCCCCGTCATGGCCCCGAACTACGCGGCCTTCGAGTGAAGATCAGCCTCACCCGCCGCGCCGCCGCGCCGTTGACCTTCGAGGGGGAGCTGCTCGCCGAAGTGTCGAGCGACGATGGCGCGAAGGACCGCTTCACCGTCGTCGCCATCTTCCGCCGCACCGATGAGACCGAGGGATGGGTGCTTCACACGCGCGGCGTCTCGCGCCTGAGCGACGAGTTGGAACTGTCCGATGCCGTGACCTGCGTGCTCGCCGAGGACGTGGTGCGCGCCCTGATGAAGTCGGACTCCTCGAGCGGGACGAGGCGGTACTACATGACGGAACTCGGATTGGAACTGCTGGCCGAAGCGGCCGAGGTCGACGAGCGGCTCGCGGTGCTGGCCGAGGTCGAGGACCTGGTGTGATGTGGCATCCGTTGTGCACCAACTGATCGAGCACAAGGGCGAAGGGGCGAACGGCAACGCGCCATACCGACTGTCGGCGCGCTGCGGTCATAGCGAGCAACGCCGGACGCTCGCTGAGTCGTTCCCCGAGTCCTTCACCGGGTGGGCATCGCGAGTGACCTGCGAAACCTGTCTCAAGCGCGACGTAGCCCCCGCATCCTGATCGGCAGGAAGGAGGGCTACGCTGGCTCGCATGGGACGAGAGGCTCACGATACATCGGGCGACTGACGCGCCGGGCAGTGCCCGATGACATCAGCCCAACTCACCGCGTAGAGGGTGGGATCACCTGATATCGAAACCTGTGGTCTGCTGCGATTCGGGACACCGCTATTCCTGGCCGTGAACGCCAGCAAGGAGCGAAGCCGAGCCAGCCCAGCGCAAGCTGGCGGGCGCGTACCTGACACGAAAGTCAGGGAGGGTGGCGGTCGCTAATCCATAACGCGGCCGTTGGTTGCAGGCTTCGGGACCTTTCATTGCTGACTACGGCTTCGGCTTTGCCATTCGCTTCCCTGATCACAGGCGAATGGGGCAAGGGCGCGGGCGTTGTGTAAGGCTCGCGGGATGGCCTCGAAGTGGGTGGCCGCGCTGGTGCTCGTTTCGCTGGGGATGGCGGGATGCGGCAGGACCCACGGCGCGCGCCCGGACACGATCTGGACCCGCTCAGTCCCGCCGCCCGCCGCGGTCAACGACTACGACCAGCGAGGATTCGACCTAGAACTCGCTCTCCGCTCGCTGGCGGCCCGCGACGCCCTGATACCGCGCTCGGGCCATCCGAACGCACCACGGGCAACCAGGGGCACTCCACGGAGCCGAATCGGTGGGGATGTGCTGAGTCGCATCGCCCAATGCGAGAGCCACGGCAATCCGACGGACGTGAACCGCACGAGCGGCGCCGGTGGGATTTATCAGTACTTGCCGTCGACGTGGAACAACTACGCGGGCTTCGCCCGAGCGCAGGACGCCCCGCCCGAAGTACAGGAGGCACGGGCCCGCGCCGACCTCGCCCGCATCGGGACGCGCCCATGGGCCTCGTCGCGGCATTGTTGGGGCTAGTCGGGAGCGGTCCAACGCGCTAGAGTGGACCGCATGACACTGACCCGAACCAAGGCCCGCTGATGGGCCGCCGCCCGCGCTTCAAAGTTCACTTCGCGATGGCCGACGACCTGCGCACCGCGTGTCAGGAGACGCTCAACGACGTGGCGCGCTCGACTCGCAAAGTGCAGGAGACGACCTGCGCTCGCTGTTTGGCTCACGACCTCGTGAAACTGGCGGCGCGCTGATGGCCTCCAGCCTCCAGTACGGCGACACCTGCGGCGAGGGAACGCCGTATGGCTGCGGGCGCGGCATCCCGGACGGCGAGCGCGCCCACATCGTCGTCAACGGCCGCAAGCCCATCCGCGCCGGCGAGTCACCGCACGTCCTCTTCCATTTGGACTGCTGCGTCTGCTCGACGCATCCCGAGCGGGTCGAGCCGTGGAAGGCCAAGGTCAACGCGTGACAACGCCCAAGCGGAGCCTTTTGTGTCACGTCCGATGAAGCTCAAACGAGGGATGAAGCAGCCCCCTAACCCACCTGCATCAGCAGGGAGCGTGCCGCAACCTCCGCCGCCGCCGCTTGGCTCGGGCGATAGGGATGCCCGCTGTGTCTGTGGACACATGGGAATGCACCATCGCGCGCTACATCTCGGAAATCGCATTTGCGGTTTGGGGTCATGTCCTTGTGCTGTGTTCCGAACCAGTGGAGGAAGCTCGTGAGCGACGAGTCCTATTCGTTCTCGATCGGTGGACTGTATGACAGCCCAGTCGAGAATCCCGACCGCCCGAACCGAATGTTCATGCGCCTCGCTCGCAGTTTGCATAACGAGTTATGCGATCACCAGGAGAGGTGCGGATGGTACGCCGAAGGTCGGGAGAATTGGGAGGGTATCTGTCATATCCGTTGGTACGACATCGCCGAACGGATATATCCATCGTGAGCATCCGCCCGATCTTCGCTTGGTACGACCTGTGGGTGGGTGTATTCGTCGATCGTCCGAAGCGGCGGATCTACATCTTCCCGATCCCTTGTGTCGGGCTAGTGCTCACCTGGAGGTCGCAGTCGCTTGAGTGGCGGCCTTGAGTGGCGGCCACGAGTCCGGTCGAGGGCATCGGCGTGGTCGAAGCGATGACGCCGCCCGCTCGCGTACTTCCGCCGTTCGATTACCTCACCGGGCTGGCGTCAACCAAACGGATCTGCGGTGAGCCGCTCGTCGTTGCCTCGGGTGCCGAGGGCGTGGTTCTCAGATCGTCATCGGTCTACGTCTGCACGAAGCCGGACCCGTGCCCATTGCATCCACGAAAGGGAGAACGACGATGGCCTATCCAGTGACCGAAACATGCCACGACTGCGGGGTCGAGTATCCGTACCCCGTCAGCCACCATCACGTCGACGAGGAGTGCCAAGCCAATCAAAAGGCAGATCGGTCGGAGCTGCTTGCCACCCTAGGCATCGACTTCGACGCCACCGAGGCTGAGGTGCTCGAAGAAATACGTAACAACATCTTTCGTGGACCGCTGTCAACGCTAGGGGCTAAGGGCGCAGGCGAGATCGCTAACGCCGTCTGGCGTAAGGCGTTGGAGGGGTGACGGGCTACGGCAAAGATGTTGGCGCGGTAGAGGCGGTATCGCTGCACTGGCGACTGCTCCTAACTCGCGTGCCCTACTACTGGAGGCACCGCCGGTGGATCGGCCTGGCGCGGTCGGTGCTCTGGTTCGTCCTCGGTCACTGTGGCGAAGACTGCATGGAGTGCGGAAGTCGCTACCGGCTCTGGTGGTCGCCGCAGCCGTTGTGGAACGAACTCATGCCCTCTACCGGAGGGCTGCTGTGTCTGGATTGCTTTGACGCCAAGGCCAAGGCAAAAGGCATTCTCGTCCACTGGTCGCCAATTGTCGTCAGCCGCAACAAAGTGCCAACAACGAATCATTGGTCCGATCCGGTGCGAGATCGGCTGCTGGTCGGGGACCTAGATCCTGACTCGTACGAGCGCGGTCCGGCTCCTATCTGGCAGACGGTCGGTGACGCGCTCGGTTGGGATCTGCCGTCCTACTATTACGACGGCGCGTTCCCGCGTAGCGAACGAATCTGTTCTGAGCCTTCCATCGTCGAGCAAAATGCGATGGGCGTGCGAACGGGCACGCCGTGGTAGGCACAAACCGAGGCGCAGCCATGAGCGCCCGCTACGTCGAGCATGGTCCGCTCTCATATCAGCAGCACACCGACTGGCGATGCTCCACGGCGGCATGGCGGCGAGGGAAGTGGCGGCCTGTCGTAAGCGTTCGCTTCGGCCGCGCTGCCAAGCCGGCGATCGGCATCTTCCTCGACAGGGACGAGGAAGGGACGTGGATGCTCGCCATCGCAGGGATCGTGTTCGATGTGATGGCCCAACTGACGGGACCGTGGCAAGTGACACACACCGAGGCGCAGCCATGAGCATGAACGACGGGCGCACCAGGCCGCGATCGGCAGAACTCGACGCGGTAGGGGCTGAGTTGCTCAACCTACGAGCGGAGAACGAACGTCTGCTTTTTCTGCTCGACGAGGCGCATGGCGTCGTAACTGGCTGTCGGGAGTGGCGCTGCGGTTGCAAGAGCGAGGCGCTGTTCTACCTGGCACAAACCGCGGCGCAGCCATGAAGTGTCGATGCGTCTGGCATGGCGTCAATTGCAAAAAGGACGCTACCCAAGAGGACGGACTGTGTGACTGGTGCGGTGAGCGTCGAGTCGATGACTTGAAGAACAACCCGTTCGCCATGTGGAGTATGCACGGCGAGTTTCTTGGCCTCGGTGGCGGCACCGCTACCGGCTACAACCACCAAGCCGGTTGGGACTCAATCCCTGACAGCGTTCGGCCAACGGCCTGCTGGATGGAACAGAAGCAAGTGACGCACACCGAGGCGCAGCCATGAGCGACTTCTACAGCACTGAGGCGCGGGAGAACACGCTGAAGGCTCTTGACGACGCTGCCGAACTCCGCTCGCCCGATCTCGTGGTCGGCTTGCAGCGCGAGCGAGTGCCGATAATGACCTACGCCGACGCTTACTACTGGTCGTGCCGGGTGTGCGGCTGGCTAGGAACGGGCCTCGGATCAATCGACTCAGCACAGGCCGAGGGCGCCACACATTGGCGCGGCGAGCACGCACGCGAGTTCGACATCGAGGCGCAGCCATGAGCGCCTACACGCCGCCGGACCTGCATCCTGGGCGGTGTCTGAATCACCGCATGGTGGGGACCGAAGTGCTGCGTTGTATCGACTACGAGAACGCCGAGCATGTCTGCCACTTCATCGTGCCGACACACACGATAACGAGCGGGCATCTTGGTCCTTCGACCATCTACTACAAGCGCCCAGCCGAGCCGTGGGTCAAGCCTGGCGACCTGACACAAACCGAGGCGCAGCCATGAGCGCCTATCCCGCTGACGAGGACTTCGTGGTCGACATCGGCGACCGCCACTTCCTGATGGAGTGGGGAACGTCTGATCCACCGTTCGAGGTTGTCGGCTACCTGTGGCACCACGACGGGCCGACGCCACGGTGCAGGTCGTGGGGTTGGTTCGGGCGCAAGGACGGCAAAGAGTCGGGGCATCGCATTGTGTCGCACGACCCGCTCACCGTCGAAGGCTCGCTGATCTGCGAGGACTGTGGCGACCACGGATTCATTCGCGAAGGGCGATGGGTGAAGGCATGAGCCGAGTGTCCGCGCTACGAGAGCAGGCCCGTGAGGCCGCCAAGCAACGCTATCTAGCGCCTCCGTGGCAAGAACTGGCGAGTGAAAGTGCCGATGCCGCCAGCGACGTGTGGCAGCCCGAGGTCGAACGCCTGCGTGCGGCGCTGGCATCGAAAGTGACACAAACCGAGGCGAGTGCGGAATGACCGTCGACCCCGAAGTCACGGACCACCGCCTGCGCACCCCGCCGAGCCTGACCGACCGAGACAAGGCGGTCGGACTCCGTTGCCCGTCGCGCTCCCCCGCGCTTGGTCTGCCCTGCGCCCGCGTGCCGCACCTGGCCGAGGAGCACCACGTCGGCGCGATCGCGGATCAGAGGACTACGCCGCCGACGCTGCTGTGGTATCGGTGGTCCGATGGCTGACGAGGGCGATGCCGAGGCCATCCTGAATGCTCTACGGGGACGACCGAGGCGCCTGCCGTGGGCCACTTACAGCGGTAACGGCTATCGGCGTGTCGATCGGGGCGCCATCGCATCAAACGAGGTTGCTAGAGCACGGGGCCGCGCGCTGTCCCGCTTGAAGGCTGCTCATCCCGACGAGTTCGAGCGGTACTACATCGACGAGCAGTGGAAGATCGCTGCCACGGATGCGTCAGCATGATCCGCCGCCGTAAGCCCCTCGCGCGCACCGCCCTGAAGCGCACGCGAAGGACGCGCATCGCGCCAGTCAGTGCCAAGCGCGCGGCACTGGCCGACGAACGGCGCGCCTTCGTGGCCGAGATCCTGCACAAGCGCGCCTGGTGCGAAGCCTGCCTGGCGCTGTCGGGCCATGACCGCGTGGTGAACATCCGCCATGCCGTCGACGTGCATGAACGCTGGACCCGCGCGCAAGGCGGGCCGATCGTCCCGAGCCAAGGACTGACGCCGGAGATGGTCGTCGCCGTCTGTCGTCAGTGCCACGATTACATCCACGACCACCCCGCCGCGGCCATCCAGCTCGGTTTGTTGCGCGGCGTCCTCGGATGATGACCACCTGCCCCCATGGCGACCCGACGTGCCCGTGTCCCGACTTCGTTGAGGGCCGGTACGACCCATGTCACTACGAAGGCGCGGACGCGATGGAGTGCCCGACGATCCCGAACATGACGGCGATCGGAGCCTGGGCGCACTGCCACGTCGAGGGGTGCTCATGGCGAGCCAGCGTCAGAGGCGGTCGCACCATCGGCGAGTGTGGCCTGATAAAGCTCGGGCTACCGCCTGCGATGGTGACACCTGATGGCGAACGGGTTTGGTCGATGACCCAGGCGCGGCCGGGACTGATCGGGTGGGCGTGTGGATGGTTGCGGACGCCGCTGAACGTTGGATGGCGGGAGGTACCTGAGTGACCATCCCCAAGCGCTGCGAGAAATGCCGTCGCCGGCTGTTCGACGGCGAGTACCACATCTGTGAGCGCGAGGACGCCCCGAAGCCCAAGCCACCGCGCAAGAACACCACGGGTGAGCTACGCCCTCGCCGGCCCCTGAGCGCTCAGTGGATCGACGAATGAGCTACGCCGGGAGTGCCATCGTCATCCGCGGCAACGCCTCCTGCCTGCCACTACCGGACGCGTCGATAGACATGATTTGCACCTCGCCTCCATATTTCGCCCTGCGTAGCTATCGCGACGGCGACGAGCACTACGACGGCCAGGTCGGCTCCGAGGCCACACCACAGGCGTTCCTCGAGGCACTGTGGGCCTGCACTGCGGAATGGTGGCGCGTGCTCAAGCCGACCGGGTCGCTGTGGGTCAATCTCGGCGACAAGTACGCGGGGAGCGGTGGCCACAACAACTCAGGGATCAGCGACAAGAGCACGCTGCGAGGGAATGGACACGTCGGCGGCGTAGGCGAGGCGGGCCCGACCAAGATCAAGTCGACGCTGCGCTCGGCTCCTGACCGCTACAACCAGGAGAGCGACGGCATCCGCCCGAAGTCGCTCATGGGCCTGCCGTGGCGCTACGCCATCGGGTGCATCGACCGCGGGTGGATACTGCGACGCGACCTCGTGTGGAGCAAGCCCAACGGATTACCGGAGAGCGTCACCGACCGCTGCCGCTCGAGCCACGAGTACTGGTTTCATCTCACGAAGCAGGGGCGCTACTTCGCGGCGATGGATGAGCTGCGGGAGGAACTAGCACCCAAGACGCTGACTCATCGCGGTGGCGGCGAATCATGGGGCAACGAATCGAACCCGGACAACAACTGGGGCGACGCCAAGGTTCGCACGCCTGACGCTAGGGGCAAGCTCCCCGGCTCGGTGTGGACGATCCCGATGGAGCCGCTGACGATCTCCGACGACGTGCGGGCGCACTACAACCTGCCCGACCACTTCGCCGCCTTTCCTCAGGAGTGGCCGCGGCGGCTGATCCTCGGGTGGTCGCCGTCGGGCATCTGCGTCGAGTGTGGCGAGGGGCGGCGGCCGGTGGCATCGAAGGAGCTTGTCGGCGGGTCGCCAAAGGGCGAGCGGGACTACCGACGGCTTGCCAATGGGAGCAACGGCGGCGTGGAACGTCCGCTGCCTGGCGGAAGCAACGAGGTCACCATCACCGGCTACGCCTGCGCGTGTCCGACGCCGGACGCACCGAGCCGCCCAGCGGTCATCCTCGACCCCTTCGGCGGCACGGGCACTACCGCGGGCGTAGCGCGCACGCTCGGGCGCATCGGCATCTCCGTGGACCTGAGCATGGACTACTGCCGCCTCGCGAAGTGGAGGATCTTCCGCTCGGGCCACTTCGCCAAGACCGAGACCCGCACCCACGCCGACCGCGCGCAGGTGCTCTTCTAGCTCTGAACCACCGAAGACGAGCGGCGGGAGCGCCCCGCCCGACCCCCAGCCGATCACGCCCATGAAACGGCTCTCTGCAACGCGCGCAACGGTGACGCATACTCTGTAGTCCGATGCCCCAACGCGCGTTCTACAGCGATGAGCAACGTGCCGAAGCGTTGCGGCTCTACGAAGAGGTAGGCCCAGCCGAAGCCTCCCGCCGCTGCGGTGTCCCGAATGCGACCATCCGGTCATGGGCGAGCCGCGCCGGCCTTGGCAACAGTGGTGAACCGAAAACCCTCCCCGCTCGCCAGCGTGCTTTGGAGCGATGGGAGACGAGACGGCTGACCGCGGCCGACGAGTTCGGGGACGCGGCGGCGCAGATGCGCGAGCACGCGCTCAAGGCGGCCAAGGCCAAGGATGAGAAGATGCTTCGGGCCTCGGCGGTGGCCGCCGGGATCTTCACTGACAAGGCTCAGCTCCTGAGCGGCAACCCGACGGAACGACTGGACTGGGCCAAGCAGGCGACGAGCGACGAGCGAGCCCAACGCCTCGCCGGCCTGGTGGATGAACTGGCAAAGCGGCGGGAGGCCAAAGCCGCCGAGCAGTGACCACCGCGGAAGCCCTGGCCGCGCTCCTGCCTTATGCCACCCCCGACGAACTGAACGAACTGGACCTGCTTGTTGCCTTGGCCGAGGAGGACCGGCGCCGAGCCGAGTCCGAAGCCCCCGAGCGCGGACGATGGGAACCCCTGCCCCATCAGATTCCACCCGAAGGCGACTGGCGCTACTGGATGCTCCTCGCCGGCCGTGGCTCGGGCAAAACCGACGCCTGCGCGGCGTACTTCGACGACTACCTGAGCACCCACCCCGGCGAGCGCGGGCGCATCATCGCTCCGACGATCGGTGACGCGCGAGAGGCGTGCGTGGAAGGGCCATCGGGCATCCTGGCCCACAATCGGTCTGTCCAGTTCAATCGGTCATGGGGAGAGCTCACCTGGCCCAACGGTGCCCGGGCCCGGATCTTCGGCGCCTTCACGCCGAACGACGTAGAGCGTCTGCGCGCTGGCGGCAATGCGAACCTCGACTGGTACGAGGAACTGGCGGCTTGGCGGCAGATGGAGGATGCATGGCGACAAGCCGACCTCGGATTGCGCCTCGGCTGGCGACCGCATGGGGTCATCTCGACCACGCCCAAGCCGCGCCCGCTCATCCGTCGCCTGGTGGAGCAGTTCGCCAATGGTGATCCCCTGGTGGCGATCACGAAGGCGGCGACCTACGACAACCCCCATCTGGATGCCTCGGTGCGCGAGCGGTTCCGCCAGCAGTACGAGGGGACGCGCCTCGGGCGCCAGGAGTTGGACGCCGAGATCCTCGAGGACGTAGAAGGCGCTCTGTGGTCATGGGAGATGCTCGAAAAGCCGGGCGCGCGCATCCTGCCAGGGGAGGCACCGGGAATGCGGCGGGTGGTCGTGGCCGTCGACCCGTCCTGGGGCACGACGCACGACGAGTGCGGGATCGTCGTCGCGGGTGTGGGCTTCGACGGTCGTGGCTATGTGCTGGACGACCGCTCAGCGCGCACGACACCATCGGCCTGGGGCGCCATTGTGAAGGACGCTTATCACCATTGGGAGGCCGATCGCATCCTGGCCGAGGTCAACTTCCAAGCCGAGCAGGTGCGTCTCGTCATGCAAACGACCGACCCCCATCTGCCCTATCAGGAGCTACGGGTGAGCCGCTCCAAGGTGCTCCGGGCCGAGCCCGTTGTCGCGCTCTACGAGCAAGGGCGCGTGAGTCACGTCGGGCGCTTCGCCGGCCTGGAGCAGCAGATGACGGAATGGGTGCCCGGAGAGTCCGACATCTCGCCGGACCGCGTCGACGCGCTGGTGTTCGCCCTCTCCGCGCTCATGCTCGACGCAGGTGGGCCGGGCGGATCGGCGGCGGACTATCTCGCCAACGCGGCTTCGTGGAGGCGGCGCTGAAGGCGGGTAGAGTGAGGCTACGGCTGAAGGTCCGGCCGAGTACCCAACACGAACGGAGAAGTCATGTCCGAAACACCCCGCTCCATCTCGCCCGCCCTGACGGTGGACGCGCCGAAGTCCCTCGTGGATCACCTAGCCGAGGCCCGCGGTGATCTGAATGTGGCATGGCTCGCGCTGTCGACGGTGCGCTACATGCTCGATCCTGAGGGCATCCCGGTGGCCGATGGTGTAGTGCCCGATCCCCACACTGTGGCGCAGCTCGCATCCGACATTGCCGCGCGATCGCGCGCTTTGGTTGAGCTGGCCTGCACCTGCCGCGGCCTGCTGGGCGAGTTCTACCCCGATGCGGTCCCGCAATCCTCCGAATGGCCGGACGCGGCGGTAGTCTGAGGCCACAACGAAATGTGCTCCCGCCTCGGGGTGAACCGAGCGGGAGCGTGACCGGAAGGGTTGGTTCCGATGGCTCGAAAGACTACCCGTGCAGAATCCGAATTGCGCGATGAGTTGGCGAATATGGCTGACGCCGCTGATTGGACCGTCACCAAGGAATATCGTCTGACTCTTGCTGACAAGAGGGAATGGGGCCGAGTCGACCTGCTGCTGGAGAGAGACGGGCGAACGGTCGTGGTGGAGTGCAAGCGTGGAATCCATCGTCTGCGCGAACTGCGTCAAGCGCTGGAGCAAGTATCGGGTTATGGCCGATGGATGCACGCCGACGAGACGTGGTTGATATGCGACGCCACTGGCTTTGCATCCGGGTTCATGTTGGAGGGGATCTACAACGTCCGACTCGGCACGCCGCGCGACTTCATTGCTTGGACCGGAATGGAATTAGACGCGCCGGCGCCACCTGAGCCAGAGATGATGAAGGTCTACATCTGGACCATTGCAGCGAATGGTGCCGACTCCTTCGCTATTCGCCGCCTCATGGATACTCTGCATGAAGGGCTGTTGTTCGTCGAGGGGGCTCGTGAATGGCACCTGGACTACGAGTTGCCATGGGCCTACGAACGCAAACTGAGGCGATGGGGCGCCGTTGTTACAGAGATAGAAGTTGCGCAGGGATCCTACGATCCGAATTATCGGATGTGGCCGTGACCCGACCATGGAATTGGAAGACACGAGTCATCCATCCCCCCGCCCCGAGGCCCGCGGGCAAGGCCGACTGCCCCGGCTGCCGCGCGCTGGTCGATGAGATCGGGCGTTATCGCCCAGGCTTCTGTGGGCCAGATTGTGCGGTCAAGGCGGCGCGCGATGCCTGGATCAAGAGCAGCGGATGACCGCGACTTCGCCGAGTCCAACGCGCTAGAGTCGGCGCATGACAACGACCCCCGAACTACGAGAGCAGGCCCGCCAAGCCTCATCGCGTTGGCTGCGCTCTAGTCCGCCCGAGCCAGCGTGGAAGGCGAAGAACAGCGCTGCACTCGCCGACGAAGCCATCGACGCCATCACGGGACGCATAGCCGACGCCGCATCGGACGTGTGGCAGCCCGAGGTCGAGCGCCTGCGGGCCGAGAACGAACGGCTCGACGCCGCCATGGCAGATCGACGCTATGCGACCGTCTATGAGCGCACTGCGTGGATGCATGACACAGGCGAGCACAAGGACAGCGAGTTTCCCTACGGCTATTGCCCACGCTGCGAGGTAGAGCATCCCGAAGGGCTGGTTGCCCAACTGCGGGCCAGAGCGATCCCCGCCGAGGACGCGGCGCTGGTGGCGAAGCATCTGCGGTTCACCGCTGGTCTGATGGGGCGCAACGTCGAGACTGAGCGCCGTCGCCTGCTGGCGATTGCCGAGCAACTGACGAAGGGGAGCACCGATGCCTGAGCAGCCAACACTCCACGACGCCATCGCCGCAGCACCGTGTATCCATGCCGCCGTTTATCAAGGCAGTTTCACGCGGCGTGACGGTTCTTATTCAACTGAGTACGAAGACAAAGGCTGTGCAGCCGGTGGTCGCAAGTTGCGCCAACATCCTGAGTGCGTTACCGCCGCCGTCATCGCTTGGCTGGACGAGCAGAAGTTATGGGATTGCGTCGATCGGAACTGTTCCGGGCGCACCATCGCCACCTTGAAGCAACGAGCAGGAGGCGAGTCGTGACCAGCGACGACACGGCATTGGTAGCGCGAGCGTTGCGCTTCGCAGCAGGGAACGTGCATTTCGGCTCTTGGGTTCAAGCTCAGGCAGTGACCGACCTAGCCCGCCAACTGGAATCCGGCGAGGTCGTGCTGATGCGGGCGCTGGACTTTGCGGCGATCCGTGAGGAAGTCCGTCAAGTGACGAACCGAACATTTCATGCCGAGACAGTTGCTGCTACTTCGAATGTGTGGCAAAAGGCGATCGAGAAGGCGATGCAGTGAGCACTGGGGCCGTAGAGGAGCACGCCCATGCATGGCAGGCGCATGGACTCGTGCGGGAGCGCGCGGAGCAATGCTCGCCCTGCTCAAGGTTGGATGATGTGCTCTATAACGCCGTGTTTGCCGTCCAGTCCTGCGCTTGCGGGAAGGTCAAGCGGACCCACGTCGCCAACGAGAATATGCGTCGTCGTGGCGATGATCTACGGAAGGCAGCGCGGCGATGACCGGTTCCGCATTTCTCGTACTCGCGACCATCGCCCTCGCGTCTTATCGCGTGCAGCGCTTCATCACCGCCGACTCCCTGACCGATCCGCTACGTGCCTGGCTTTGGAACCGCGCGTTCACCGAGGGGGGCTACGACGCGCAGGCCGACCGCATGACGATCGTGAAGCGGTCGCGGGCATGGTGGTATCCCTACGAACTGCTGCGGTGCTCCTGGTGCTCCGGCGTGTGGACGAGCGCCGCGGGATTCGCGCTCTGGACCTGGGCGCCGTGGTCGTGGCTCTGGCATCCTGCCGTGATGATCGCAGCCGTCTCAGGGATTCAAGGATTCATCGGATCGAGAAAGGACGCGTGATGGAAGAGATCGTCGAACGCCTCTGGCGGAAGATTGCCGCGGCCGGATGGATGATCGACGTGCTGCTGGTCACCGCTACGCCCGAAGAGAATCCAGAGCATTCCGGGATGTTCTGCGTCCGCATCGGCCAGAACCAGGGCTACGGATGGACGGCTCCGAGGAACGGCCAGAGCATCTATCGCCCGACTCTCGTGGACGCCATGACCGAGGCTGACGGATTCGTGGAGGTATGGCTGAGGCCGTGGGCGTTCGACACCGATCGCCCCACTGACGCGCGGGACGTGGACATCTTCACCGCGGATGAGGACCAGATCTGGCTGGGCCGGATGTCGTATCGCGAAGTCGCCCAGCGTGTGGTGGACGATCACAACGCATCGCTTGAGGGAGGGGACCACCGCGAGCAAGCCGACACCATGGCCGCGCGAGGGTTGCTGTCGCCTGAGCAGGCAAGCGAAGGGATCACGGCCGAGCGCGTGCAGGTCGGGTGGGTCCGCTTCGACGGCGACGAGTTCCACGACTTCCGCTACTTCAGTCCCGACGATCGACACCGTTCGGTCATCATCGCCGCGCTGAACGGCCTCCCCGTCTACGTCGACCGAACGGAGGGCATGTGATGGCAAGGTTCAGGATCACGCCGCTAGCTGGCGAGCCCTTCGTTGTGGAGGCCGACAGCGCGGGTGAGGCGAGGCGAAAGGGCCATGAGCAGATGCGCGGCGAGAAGCGGAGCGGGACCGTCATCTGGCGTTGCGACGAACTGACCCGGACAGGAGAATCCGCATGAAGCGCGCCGTGCAAGCCGTGACCCTCCTCGCCATCGCGCTCTGGCTGGCCTGCTTCGCCTCCGCGCAGTTCGCCATATGGAACACCGCGCGGCGCGGGGACTGGACTATCGAGTTCTGGACGTTCGGCGGCTTCGCGGCAGCGTTGTCGTTGCTCGCGTGGGCCGGCTGGGCGCTGCTTCCGCCTCCGGAGCCGCCCGCGTCCTGACCCCTCGGCGCGTCAGGCGTTACGCTCGCGCTCATCGCCTACTGGTCCAAGCCGCGCCCGCGCCCGAACCCCAACGTGCCGCGCGTACTCAACGCGCAACCTCAGGCGCAGACAGCGGCGGTGAGGGTCGCTGGTCAAAAGTGGAGCCACGTTGCTGCTCGGACTCATCAGGCGTGGCAGGACCGGGCAGACTTCTTCAGCGACAATCTCGGACTAGTCCGCTTCAGCAATGGGCTCCTGGCCCAGGCCGGCGCCCGGTGCATCCTCACCGTGGAGAAGCTCGTCGATCCCATCGGCGACATATGGGAGCCGATCGACGAACGGTTGGACCGCGTGCCGGCGGAGGTCCTGCGTCAATATAAGGGGAAGTACCACGAGACGCCCGGCGACCTCGTGGCCGCGCAGATCTGGCATTACAAGAGCAGAGGTTCGGCGTGGCTCACCGTCGCGGCCGACCCCGATGGCGGCCTCGACTGGGGCATCCGATCGGATCGAGCGATGGACTTCCGCACCCACGACGTGAGGGTCATGGATCTTCCGGGTGGCTCGATCGCAGACGGGACCGCCTTTATCCTCCCTCGAGAGCAGGTTGTGCGCCTATGGCAGCCGGACCCGACGTGGCCCCTGTATGCGACGAGCCACATGAAGGGAGTTATCGCGGACTGTGAGCGGTACTGGGCGCTGGCCCGACGCATCCGCCGCGAGGCCGAATCGGTACTCATGAACGGACTGCTGTTCACGCCGGACTACGCGCATCCACCCCGCCGCACCAGCGGTGACCTTTCGCCTGACGATCAGCTTTCCAAGTTCGACGAGGACCTGTACCGCATCGCCGAGATGGCCTGGCACGACGACGACTCCGTAGCGGCTATCGCGCCTCTGAGCGTTCACTACGGCTCGCCGAACAACTCGCGCGACCCGATGGCCCCGACCTACGTCTACCCCGGCCGGGTACTCGATCCCAACGGCATCAAGTACCGCGAGGAGGCGGCGGAGAACATCGCCCGCGGGCTCGACCTGCCGACGCAGTTGGCCATTGGTGGCGCGGGGATGACCAAGCAGGGGGCGGGCGGGCATTGGGCAAGCTGGCTTCTCGAAGAGAGCTTCGTCAAGACGGCCATCAGCCCGACGATGGACAAGGTGACCCACGCCGATCTCACCGCCGCCATGTTCCGCCCGACGCTGCGCAAGCTGGCCGAGCAGGGCGCTTGGAACGGCAACGAGAACCTCTACCGCGTGGGCTATGACCCGACGCCGATCATCGTGCATCCCGACCGGGGCGCGACGGCGATCACGATGTACGGCGCCGGGCTCCTGCGGTCGCTGCCTGTCCTCGAGGCCAACGGCTTCAATCCCTCCGACGCCCCCTCGGCGGAGGAACTGGCCCAGATCATCGAATCACTGCGCGGCATCCACGGTCGCCAGGCGGAGCCGATCACGCTCACTACGGGCCCGCTCGGACTGGCCCAGGACCAGGGGATTTCGGGACCGGGCGCGCAAGGGCTGACGGCCGTGGGGCCGAGCAATGTGCGCGAACTGCCGCCGGGCTCGCCGACCATGGCCGCGCTGTCCTCCGCCTTGACGCCTCACGCGACCGAGGTAGAAGCATGGCTCGACGACGCGTGGGTGCCCGTCTAGGGGCTAGTCTCTAGAGCGGTCGGCCTGGCGTACGCCCGTCGCATCCATGTCGAGTAGGAAGTCAACGACAAGGAGATAGCGATGATTCGTGCCAAGTTCTTTATCCGAACGACTTCGGCCTACGCCGTGGGCAATGGGTCCGTGGAGTTGATACCGGCCACCCGCGGTGCTGAGAACGCGCAATGGGCTGCAGCCACGCCCTCGGGCAAGATCGAGATGACGATCAATAACCCTCCGGCTTTCCAGTGGTTCGTGGATCGCCTCGGCCGCGAGGTCTACATCGACATCACCGAGGCCGATGACTTCACCGATCCCAAGACGCACGACTTCGTGCTCTTCGAGCAGGAAGGGCACTACAACAGCGGCCGGTGCCTGCACTGTTCGATGGACGAGGCGGCGCACGCGTGACGGAGGATCGCACGCCGTCGCGCCTGCGGCCACGTCGAGAGCGGGCTGTGGCGAGCGGCTTCAACTGGCTCCCGCCAGAGCAGGTGCCCGGCGCCATCTTGCCTGCGTCAGTGCAGCGGGAGTTGCAGGAGAAGCTCCGTCGTTTCACCGAGCACAACCAGCGTGCGCGCGTGGAAGGAGCGTCCTATGTCATCTACTGACCGAGGATGGGAGTGCCCCGTCTGCCATGCGTGCTACGCGCCACACATCGCACGGTGCGTCGACTGCCCGCCAGCGAAGCCGCTGCGCGAGCGGGTCAGCTATCCGGGGATCCGATTCCCCAAGCCGGACGAGACACCGCCAGAAGTGGTACGGAACCTCGTGCTTCAGCAACAGATCAAGCAACGACGGGCAGACATGGGCTTCCACCAGCGGCTCAACCACCGGATGCACGTCGATAGGTCCGTTCTTGACCGGCTAGCCACACAGGACTGATGCCCGCGTCGCGCTGGACATGGCGACCGCGGGCTGAACTGTGGGACGACCGCATCGCTCACATCGAACTCGACGCCGATGCTTTCGACACACCGGACGGTGACAACGACGACGTGGCACGGCTCGTGCTGACGGCGCCGCGCGATCGCTGTCGCCTGCCGTGCGATTCGCTCAAGGTGCACGAGATAGACCCCGGAGCCCGGCTCTAGGCGTACGCTCGCAGTCAATGCCTGAACTGGTCTATGGCTTTGACATCGACGGGACCATTACCGCCGCGCCCGAGGCCATGCGCGAACTGATGGCGGCGCTCATCGAAGCGGGGCACCATGTGGCCGTGCTCACCGGCAGCATGGGGCACGTCGGCCCCGACACTGACCACCGGGACAAGCGCACCACGCAGTTAGAGGCGCTGGGCATCCACGGAGGGACGCACTACGACTCGCTGTCGTGCTATGGCGATGGACCAGACGCGGTAGCGAAGGAGAAGGCCGCGGAGGCCGGACGAACGGGGATGGCGATGATGTTCGAGGACTCACTGCAATACGCGCTCCATATCGCCGCGCATTGTCCCGTGATGGTGATGTATCCCCGTGGCTGAGTCGATCAGCATCCCGAGCGCCGTCGCGGCCACGGTCACCGCGGCCCTGACCGCGCGCCACGAACGCCAAGGCATTGCCGGGATGACCCGCACTGCCGCCCTGACTGCGGTGGAGTTGGCCCAGTCCCCGATCACCTCGCCCGAGGTCGTGCGCCGCGTGGCCGACTGGCACGCGCGCCACCCCGACGCCATCGCCCCCGATGGCCGCTCGACATTGCTCGGAGGGGTGTGGGGCGGACGCGCGGGACGGGATTGGGCGATGGAGATGGCGGGGCGGATGGCTGCGGTCGCGCCGGCGAAGCCCGACGCACCGATAGCCTCTGGGCTCGCAATCGTGGCCGCCGACACGGGGCGCGTGCTCCTGCTGCAACGGGCGCTCGATCCGACCGACCCCGCCAGCGGCAAGTGGGAGTTCCCGGGCGGGCATGTAGACCCCGGTGAGGGCGCGCTAGAGGCCGCCCAGCGCGAGTTCGCCGAGGAGGTCGGCAAGCCGCCACCGGGCAAACTGGCGGGCGACTGGTTCAGCCCGAACGGCGTCTATCACGGCTTCATCTTCGTGGCGCCGACCGAGGCCGAGGTCGACTGCAACATCGACCACGAGGACCGCCACGTCCTGAACCCCGACGACCCGGACGGCGACTGCATCGAGGTCGTGGCGTGGTGGGCGGTGGATGATGCGCGCGACAACCCCGTCATGCGCGCCGAGATGAGCAGCACGCCATGGGATCAACTGAAGGCGGTCGGCGATGCGAAGGTGGCATCGCTGCCGGCGACCTCGACCTGCGAATACTGCTCGCAGCCCGCGACCAAGGCTCTACTTCACGCTGAGGGTATGGCGTATGTCCCCGTCTGCGATGCACACGAGGCGAAGGGCAAGGCGGCCATCGGTGCCGACGAGTTGTCGGGCACGCGGCCGTTCACCGGCGCCGTATCCGAGCCGCTGGACATCATTCGCACGATCCCCGGCAACCAGAAGCGCCCGAAGCTCCAGCGCCTCTCCAAGCGCCTGAACCGCATCGATGCCGACCTGCGATCCAAGCTCCGCGCCGGCGCCGAGGTGGCCATGGCCGACGGACTACGGCGAGCGGGGGTGAAGGTAACCCAACGGGCCCAGAAGCGGTCCAAGGCCGTGCAGGCGAGCGTGGGCGCGTGCGACGGCCACTACCCGCCCGGAGTCCTAGCCGCGGCGGGGATCACCGAGCAGGAAGCCCTGGCCTACGCGTTCGACACCTACGGCGAGAAGGCGGACCGCTGGATCACCGCGGCGAACGGCCAG